TGATAGATTTTAAAGGTCTACCATTAATCTATAAACCTCAAAGAAATTAAGATAACCTTTAGTTTCAAAATAATGTTGTCTAACTAAATATAAGGCTTTATTATAGAGATTTTTAGAGTTAAAACATAGTTCATCTAACTCTTTATTATTCTTTATTATATGTCTCTCTGTTAAGTACATTATCTTAAGTTTATGTCAAAAATTATACCAAATATCTTAGTTAGTCAATCAGTGTTAACCATAAACTAAAATCTTCTTAATGTTCTCTGGAAGGGTGGTTATATCTTTTCTCGTTCCTGTTATAGATTTCTGAGTAGTCCCTTCCATGTAGATTAGGGTTATAAAATCATTAGGTTCTACATTCTCTATTCTGTCATATACTTTAAACCCTTTCTCCTTAGCCATTAGTGAGTTAGTAGTTACGTTCATAAAGTTTGCCATCTCGACTATAGAGTTTATCATGTAGTTTATTCTATTCGCTACTGGCAAGACATTGTTCGCATTTAAGTGTATAACTTTCCATGGAGTCCAACCTGATACTACTCTATTGATAACCGGTGAATTTGACGTTCTTATTGCAAGGTATTCATCTGTTATAAGCTCCTGTACAATATAATCATCACTCCCTTCAATAACCCTTAAGTAACAAGTTTCACCTACTGGATTCTCTACTATATTCAGCGGCATCTTGGGGTTTCTATATATCCCTGGGCTTGTAATTACCTCTAAATCAACTGAAGAAATATCTAAGCTCTCCCCTAGTTTTGTATAGTGGTTGATTACCTGCCTTAGTATTCCTGCATTAAGTGGTCGCATGTCAGAGTAAGAGGAGGTCAAATATTCATCAAAAGTGTTTATCATTCCGTCTGCTTCTCCTGTTAAATCATGCAAAGGTCTAAAATGCAGGAGGTTGTTTGGCAGGATAGTACCTAAGTCTTCTCTTGCCATATCTGAGTGACACCTGTAGGCTAATTCATCATAGATCACAATATCCCCAATTTCATAGATGTGTTCAGGGTTGTAATCAAATAGTCCGTAGTATCTTTTCTCACTTGTTTTCAATCTCATAACTTCCTATTTGTAGTGGATGGTAGATGTTATTGTCAATTAGAGAGGTGATTTTAAGTTTTCCATACGTGAGAGTTATGCCTTTAGGATACGACACTCCCCATCTCCACTTATCATCAATCTTCTCTGTATTTTCTCTAGCTTCTACCGTTAATTTAAGTTCATTTCGTTTATCATAGAATCCTTGCTTACTTGCCTTTATGTGATTAGCCTCTACTATTTTCTCTCTAAGGTAAGCTGAGGACACTACTTCTTTCTTTAAAATTTCATCTCTACCTAACTTTACTACTGATGCTGATTTTAGAGCTTTGTGGTAGTCTATTATATTATCATCATTCTGGAAGTTAGCGGATTGGATTCTTACTACTTTATAACTCTTCAGCTCCTCTCTCGCTCCCTTTGAATAATCCTCTATAATATACCTGAATAATGGCTCATCTTTCGTTACCTCCTCTTCTTTATTAGCTTCTATTTCGTAAAGAGTAACTGTATGCTCATCGTTTCTTAAGTAGAGGTTTAGGATATAGTAGAACTTGTTAGGGTCTGTAGAGTGTGGAACTTGTATAAACTCAAAGCTCTCCTCCATAGAATCAGCTATATCTTGAGGGTTGTCTAAAATTACTCCTTCTATATAGCTCCCCTTTGTTTGGTCTAATGCTACTCTATCTAGTACACTTCTCCCTTCTAATCCGTATCTCGTTAAGTAAGTGTGGTAATCAATAAAGTAAGAAGTATCAACTCTCCTAAGTATTCTCGAAGTACCATCTGAAGCCGCGATATGGATATAATTGGCTCCGTGTAATGGTTTATCTGATTTAACGCTATAGTCTACTCCGTCCATGATATGTTTGCTTCTATTCGTGTAAATTTATCTAGTAAAACTCTCGCTGTAGTATTATTCTCAACCTCCAGTATATGTCTAAGCTCTTTAATAAGCATATCTAAACTCGTAAAGTAAAGCTCAAAATTAAGAAGGTCAGATATAAGAGTAAGCAAGAGATCTAGGTTTGTTCCTTTGTATGTTACCTTGAAGTGAGCCTTTAGTTTCAACTGCTCAGGACTATATTCAAATCCATCAGGCTCAGTAAATTCAATGTGTAAATACTTCTCTATAATTTCCTTAACTCTATATGTCCCTTTTGAAGCTAAGAAGTCTGCCAGTATGTAGTTAGTTGTTGGTTTGTCGTATTCTCCTAAAAGATCTAAACACTCCATTAACTTTTGTACAGCGGGAACCTCAAAGCTCTTATCTATCGGCAGTTTACTTAAGGATAATAATAGTGACTCCCCTTCTTTAGTAAACCCTCCATATAGCTTCAAAAAATCTTGGTAGAGCTTATAGTTTAACAGTTCATTATCTAGTGGTAAAAGCATCTTGTTCTACGTTAATATTAGGGTTAAATCTTACAAACTTAGGTATAGCATTAGAGGTAAGGTCATTCAACTGTTCCATCTGTGCTCTTATTGCAGGGTTTATCGTTATTGTTACATATTTTACACCCTCAAGTTTAGAAAGAGCAGAGTGTATATCATCCTGTCTCACTCCCTTTACAATCTTTCTCTCATATGTCTTAAGTACTTCTCTAATTGATTCTTTTGTAATATGCTCAACTGATAGGTACGTCTTAACATCAATCAGTATAGGTACAACGAGTTCTATAGCAGGCGAAGCTGAAGGGATCTCTCCTAAGTAGTAACTCCTATCTATCTCATTCTTAAAGTTATCCATCTCTACTCCAGAAACTTCTCCCACACCTTCAGATAATACGTAATAAATGTGAAGTCTGTTAGTTGCTGAATTCCAAGTATGTGAGGCGTCTGCTACTGAGGTCACCAAGGTTGCTCTAAATAGGTCTACTATATCGGTATTACTCTTCATCACCCCATTTGAAAATATTTGAGCTTTTGCATTATACTCTATATCTCTTGCTACTTCTTTCGGTATAATAGGCTCAATCAATCTACTAGACTCAAACCTCATACCGTTAATCTGAATTGAAGCCGATGAGTTAAGGATGGTTGATTCAAGGAGTTTAAAATCGTCAAAGAAAGGATAAGACTCTACTTCATACTTCTCTGCTGACTTAAACTGGTCTCTCTTGTAAATCCTAACCCCATAATCTTGAGTAGTAAGTGTAAAGAGTATATTGGAGTCCTTTCTGTCTATGTGGTTCTTAAAGACTCTAGTTGTATCATAGTAGGTACTCGCTAATGCATCTACCCTTCTAACTCTAATGTCCTCTGATAAACCTGTCTGTCCTAATTCTATGTAAAAACCTGTCTCTCCTGAAAACTCCTCCACTTTCTTCCTCCCTCCAGCAACCATCACTTTAAGAGTAGTCAAATTGTTTAAGTCTTCTATAACCTCCTTGTCTTCAGCTGCATATAGGTAGTAATCTCCACTTTCATATACAGTATCTCCTATCTCGTAATTTTTAGCTTTAGTGGCATAGAATTTAACCTCAACAATTGGATTCTTCCCTCTATAAACTGAGTACATTCTATCCATTGCGTGCTGTATCTTAGAGGAGAGGAAGTTAGAGTTTGTAAGTGATTGTTCTTTTGTGTATTTAAGTAAGTTTAGTTCGTTTGTGTAAAGGGCATAAGCTATCATATTAGTAAGGATCGTAACGTGGTCTCCCTGTATTTGTAAATCTGATGCTAACTTCCCTATACTTGCTTTATAATCATCGATCGATCTCATGTGTCTCTATATTATCTCCATTTGTTAAGGTTACTGTTATTGTACTCTCAGTCATATCTATTCCATCAACACTTAGGTTACATCCATTACGCTCATTAAATATATCGATAAACCTAATAATTCTCTGACCAATAAACTCCCTGGATGAAGAAAGGTCTAACCCGTCTACTATCTTGTTGAATCCAAAGTCGTTATCTAGAGGAACTGACCAGCTGTTAATCTTTAATTCCACCTCCATAGCATCTCTAATATAACTGAGCTTACTTGGTGCAAATGAGCCGTCTGATTGTAAATATTTCATAAGTTGTTCTAAGTGTTAAGTGCTTGTGACATTTGAGCTCCACCAAAGGCTGTACCAGGAATCGCAGACATAGCTGTTACTTTTACTCTGGTTTGAATTGCTTGGTAAGCTGTCTCCATTTTCTCTTTTACTGCGTTTGTTAGGGACGTAATTTTATTAACTAACCATTCCTTTAACTGATCCATCTTCTTAGCAAACCAGTCGTTGAATTGATTGAATAGTTTATCGGTAATTCCAGGAACATACTCCATCTCAATTTCTAAATCCTCATCTATACTCTTATCAATCTCCAGAGTTAGTTTTACCATATCATTTAAGAGTATTAGTGGGTTCTTTAGTCTTGCATTTACTCCCTGCCTAATCTTATCTACATTCCCTTCAAAGTTCTTAGCTATTTCAAGTCCTCTAGCAGCTGTATTTAAGTATCCTTTTACGTTTCCTAAGTGTTCTTTGTATGGTGAATCTGCTTTTAATAGAGTACCTACTGAAGCGGACAAGTCTGTAGCTGTTCTAACATAAGCTGCAACCTCTCCTAGTTTCGTTCTCTTCTCTATATTCGGTCCCATTTCATTAATAGCCTCTCCAATAGCTTCTGCCTGATCTCTAAGTCCTGCATCCTCCGGTTTATCTGCTGAGGTATAAGTTTGGATGTACATATTGATTTTTGTTCTCAGCTGTCTCATCTCTTGGTATTGAATGTTGTCTGGTGTGTTATCTGCTTCTAAATCACCTAATTTCTTTGTAGCTTCTAACCAATCGTACTTATCCCAGAGTGGTTTATAGATTTCTCCACCAGCAGTAAGTTTAGCATAAGTAGTCGGATTGAAAGTATTAAAACCTGCTGTATCCATTATCTCCTTAAGCTTACCTAGAACCTCTCTCCCTAAAGTAAAGTCTCTTGTAGCCATTCTTACGCCATCCTCTACAAACTCCAATCTTCTAACCTGGGCTACTAGATTCCTTTTCATGTCACTATACTTAATTATATCGTTGTTATCTAAGTAAGGTTTATTATGATCAGGGTGTCCCATAGGTGGATTTCGAGTAGATGTATAATTCTCAGCAATAAAACTATTCTCAGCAGCCTCTAAAAGTTTATTATAAGGATCTTTCATAGGTATCCCGTTGTGCATTTGCTTAGAGAAAGTAGAAGTCATTACATTTTGCATATCTGTAGTGTAGCTTCCTATCTCATCTTCTAAAGCCGCACTAAGGTCTCTCTTCTCTGCATCAACTGAAGGTACTAGTGAAAAGATGTCTCCAAGTTGAACTCCATCCCTAGCTGCTGTTTTAAGTTGTTTGTAGTAGTTAAGCACAATAGCAGCATCTCTCATATAGGCTACCGTTTGCTTCATTTCAGTCTGGTACTTTCTCTTAGCCTCCTGTATTTGATTCTTATAGTCTTTGATCATTTTCATTACAGAAGACCTTTGACGAGAGAAGAACCCTTGAGAAGCCGGTGAAACTGAACCTATACTTTGAGCGGAATTCTGCATAACCTCAGTAACAATTTGAGTAGCCATCCTTGTAACATCCTCAGTCGTTGGTATTGCTATAAAGTCCTTAATATCTGGCTTAGAGAATTGCTTTATAACAACATCAGGTATTTCGTATTCTAAAAAAGGTGTTCGCATATAGTTTAAATTTATAGGAGGAACAAAGAGATTTTCACTCTAGGTGTTCGCATAATTATCTTTCTCTCATTAATCGTTCTAACTTACTTGCTGCATTATTTAAAAGTACCCTAGTTCTAATATCAAGCACGTCTCCTTCTACAGTCTTAAGGGATACTACTGCTTGGATTAGAGACTTTATAACATCATACAGACTATCTTTCTCGTTGCTTATTGATACTTTTCCATCTGGGTGAATCTCTACTTTTGTCCCATTAGATCTAAAGCCATTAAAAGGATTCTCCCCGTTAAACTTCTTCAGTGGCAGGTAGAGGAATACATTATCTAAGTTAGGGTTCATATTAAAAAGTACAACCTCATCATCTACAACAGGAGCATCAGTATGGTATAGAGGGAATGCAAGTAGGTTCTCATTAATTTCTGGTATATCTACTTTTATTACCCACTCGTCTTTCTTATATTCTTTATTATTAACCAGTTCTCTTACTCGTCCTAAATATATTAAGTTTCCCATTGTTAATCGTATTTGCTTAGTACCATCGTTGTGAAGACTCCCTTAGAATCAAACGTAAAACCTCTAGAAGTAACAAAAAATTCAGTAGCGTTTGTTGGGTTTGACTCTGGATCTGCTAGGTTTATTTTATCTCCAAGTTTGTAAGGAGGGATATTCTCGTATGTTCTTTTAAGTGATAATTTCGGTTCCATTCTACTCTTATAATTAGCGGATATGTTTTCTTCAAATGGCGAACCGTCCTTAGCTGTGTAACTTATAGATTTATCATACGCAACAATCCTAAAATACCTAAATGCTTTCTTGGATGTTCTAGGTGGGTCAAATTGTTCATGCTTTATCTTATTCTCATTCAAATCATTAACCCCTAAATCAATTGTAAAAGGCTTATAGTGGGGGTAGCTAGCGGGTTCTGCTGAAAAGGTAGTTATAACCATCCCATCCATAGAGAATCCATATATTACATCCTTTCCATACCCCAACATAAGTCTCTTTAAGCAGTTGTAATCCGTCTCCCTAGTCTGTCTAAGCTCCATTTGGTTTATTGAGGATTCTACTTTCTTAGTTACCTTACCTGGATATAATCTTTTAATGGCGGTATTCATATCACTGGCTAACAACCTAGACTGTATCTCATTTGTAAAGTAAGGGTCAGTAATAAGAAAAGTAAACAAAGCCATAGTAGAGTTCTGTTGTACGTTTGTTATAAAGACCTTGAAGTTACCTCTATAAGATGGAGTTTGTATTGTCATCTCTAAAGTTTTCCCTAAGTATTTTGAAGATTGAGATTTAGAAGATGTAAGCATAGTAATCATTCCTTGCGGCAACTCTCCTCCCATAACCTCAGAAATCTCCATAAGTCGAAACTCCATAGTAGGGTCTTCTGAAAATTCATCCAGTCTAATTTGATAGCGTGTGTGTGATACCATTAGATATTATTTAAGTTGAGTGTAAGTCTATCGTAAGAGTCTCTGTTGAATATATTAACAAAGCTCCCTAAGTGTAAGTCTCTAACTGATTTGTTGTTGTATAATAGTAAAGCTTCTCCATACTCCTGACTACCATAAATCTCATCGGAAATAAGGTCTAATCTATAAGGGTATTTTGTTATTTGATAAGTCCCCATAGAAGGTAGGAAAGGAATGAATTTTAGAAGCTTGGAGTTAAAGACATCGTAATCATTCTCTATATAATCCCCGACCCTTTTAGTGAGTAATCCCGAGGAGTTGACGTCTGGTACATACATATTCTAATTATTTTTTAAGTTTGTCGTTGTAGAGTTCTATGTAAATGTCTCTGTAGTGTTTTAAGGCTGTAATCTCTAACTGCAGCTCAACTAACCTAGTATCATTATTCGTAGCATCAGCAAGTTGAGCCTCTAAGTACTTCATTCTAATTTCTTCATCATAGGGAGTACTAACATCTACAGCGGTGAACTCTACCTTATCTTTATTCTCTTCTGCCATATTCTAGTTTTGTTTTTGACCTAAGAAGTTATACAAAGGGGCCTCTAATGCAGTTCTCTTTAATTCAAACTTATCCATAAACCCTTTCATTTGATTTTGATTTAGACTCTTGAAACCTGGATTAGAACGCTGTGCACTATTAATAGCCTCCATAGCATTTTTAGCCACATCTGAACTTCTATCTAGTGCTGCCTTGAATGTTGCTGAGTTTTGACTTGAATCTATATTATAACCTTTTGAATCATTCTTTAGTTTAGTCTCAGCCTTAGCAATCTCTTTATTCACCCTCTCCTTCTCCTCATTAACGATTACTACTCTATAATTCTGGTTATCTGGGTTTTTCTTTACTGACCAATTTGAGAATACTCCCTCTTTTTCACCATTTGGATCGAAGCCTAGATTAGCAAACCTCTGATTCTCATCCTTCTCATTATGCCCATCTCTTCTTACATTAGGCTCAGCTTCCCATAATCTCACTGCTTTAAAGTTTGATAGGTATTGCTTAGTTCCACCTTTATTAGAAGCATCGGCATTAGCTAAAGATTCATCCCATAGTCCATAGATTCTACCACTACCTCCTAATGATCTTGCTATATCTCTTGAAGTAAATAAGGCAGCTGGAACAAAGGATATATCAGCTCTAACCCAAAGAGGATAACCTTCTACTGTAACAAATTGAGAAACATCTATATCTACATTCGAAACCAGCAAGTTATGTACAACCATGTGATTAGAGATGAAGAGAGATATAGTTCCTGGATGTGATTTATTGTTTTTAGTAGCCTCAGGGTCATATAAGTAACCACCCGGAGGACCCATAAATTCCCAGTTCCCTTGAGTTAGTAGGTTCTTAGTTGTTCCTATTAAATCTAAAACTTTACCTGCTATTGAATTTGCTACTCCATCAGTTGTAACGTTATCTCCAGTCTTTTCTCCTTTAATACTTACATTCAGCTTTGCCTCTACAACCTTTAAATCTCCTGCACTTACCTTTAATTCTTTTTGTTTCTTTAGGTTTTCATTTAATTTTTTGTTATAGTCTTCGATAGATCTCTTAGCGTTGGCAATGGCTTGAGTGTTATCTTGATCTGGGTCACCACCATTAACTGCCTGTGTTCTTTGGAATTGGATATTAGTTGGATCTTCTAGGTATTTAAGGTTATTTTTAGCTTGCTCTAGACTATTTCTCAATTGCCTCTCTTCCATCTTAATATCCCAGTAATCCTTAGCTCCTTGTGGCCAACTTGCATCAGCTTTTAGACTTCCATCAGCAGCTAATTGTTTAACCGCAGTATTCTCTACTTCTTTCGTTAAACTCGCTACCGGTACACCTAAGAAATCACCGAGAACATTATGAATAGCTGCTCTAGGATCCTTGCCGTACTTATCTGCTATTAAAAGAACTGAGAGCGTATTAGGGAAGTTAACTGAGGTACCTTGATATGTCTTAGCTGCTTCTGCATAATTGACTAACTTGTAACTAAGGGCTTTTAATTCCTCCCTCATCGCGTTGTCTATATTTTCAGCAGTCTTATCCATACCTACCATCTTGAAGAAACTCTTAGCTAATCCTCCAAGACCTCTAACAGCTGACTCCGCCCGACCATTATCATTACCTATTGCTCCAGTATCGGTTCCGGTTTGAGAAGCTACAATATCCTTAACACTATCTTTAGCCTCTCCCCATTCGTTAGTAGCTGAGAAAGTAATGTCCCTAGTTAAGAAACCTCTAAGAAGCTCTATCCCTCCACTACCTTTTCCTGTATGAGTTAATAGTGGGTTAGGTTTATTTCCCATTACATCTTGGTGCTTAGCTATCCTTACTGTAACATGGTCTTGATTCATAAGAGAGTCCCAGAACCAAGTAACTTTCCCTTTAACTAGAGTCCTTTCACCAACTCGGCTATTTACTCGTTTTCCTGGATTATATACATTTCCCATAATTATCGATAACTTGTTTGTGTTTTAAATGAATTAGTTTGAGTCACAGTGTTAATAGGTATATACTGATTTGGCATTGGAGGCATTGGATTATAAGACTGTGGTGCATAAGATCTAGATATAGCTACAGGTTTCTTAGGTCCGAATCTAGGGTCAAGGTTGATGTAGTTTAATCGGTTATTTGCAGCTGAACTATCTTTACCTACGTGATATGCTCCTGATGCACTCTTTACTGTAGCAGCATTAACAGCAGGGATAGTCTCATCAATAAAGTTTAATCCGTATTTTCTAAGTAGTGACTGTCCTTGAGATGAATACAAAAACTCCTTAACTCCTGATGTAGAATTTGAATTAACTCCGTAGTCTATCGCTTCACCTGATCCGTGTCTTGATAGTTTCCCTCCTTTAGTAATTGAACCAGGTCTATAAGCGGAAGTAATCTTAGCCTCAGGTACATAGGATAATAACTCTTGGTGGAAATTAAGTAAGTCAGGTTTTAATCCATCTATCCTTGCTCCCCCTATTATACTACCCTTAAACTGAGGTGAATTCGTATCTACAGCGGCACCTTGAGAAAACTGAACATTATCTATACCCATCTGAGCTTGCATAGGGTTTAGTGTAGGCTGCACCCCAAAGTCCATCTTAGAAAGTATCTCGTGTCTACTTGTTTGTCTCATCGCTGCTCTTAAAATAGGGTCTTTCAAATCTCTCTCCTTCCATTCATCTAACTTCTTAACGGTCACCTTCATGTTCTTGTCCATTAGGTTGTAGTTAGTGTTGAAGGTACTGTAGAACATGCTAGGATACTTCTTTAATATCTTCATAGCATCTTCCTTAGGTAAATCTTGTACTACACCTGGAAGATTCTTTAAAGTTTCTACATCGGAATATCTAGCTTCATCCGCTCCTATACTTGAGATACTTTTCTTCCAATCTGCATTTCTAACTTTCATGAGGTTTCTATAGATAGTCTCGTAGCTCTCATCTGTCTCCTCTGCTAGTTTCTGCTCCCCTACCGTTCTATACTGCTTTTTACTCTTATCGTTTAATCCTTTCTCTCTTTCTAGTTCTTTAAATCTCTTATCTAACGCTTCTGCCTCTGGGTCTATTTGTTTCTCAGGCTTTACTTGTTTCACTAAACCTAACTCACCTGGTACTATTGGATCTGGAACTTTAGGCACTTCTAACTTCTCTAAATCTGACATCGCTTCTCCTACTAAGGCTTTCTTTTCCCTAACTTCATGAACGGTCTTAGCTGTACCGATGAATCCTGAAAGCTCCTCATACGCTCCTTTAAGTAGACCAAAACCTTCAGTAACACCAGTCTTAGCCATATCCCAAAGCTTCTCTGCTCCAAACATAAGAATCTCAGTCCCTACAATTGGAATAGCGTATAAGTACTTGACAATTTTTAGTAGGAAGGGGTCTGAAGATTTAACTGAAGTAGCTTTGTCATACATCTTATATAACGACTTCAATTTTTTCCACGCCCCTTTATTTGTTGTATCCCATTCTATGTACATTGCGGCTATCTTCGCTCTTGTAACTCTCATTTGTCCCCAGAAAGTTTTATGAGCATCAATAGGTGCATTAAAAGAGTCCTCAGGGTTAGTTGCTTTATACTCTGCATCGGCTAACTCTTGGTCTCCCTCAGCTTGAACCTTTCCCCAATCAACTGACTCTACTGGTTCACTTGAAAGGGCTGCCTGTTGCATTCTCTTAATCGAAGCATCAGACTCGGCTAGTTTATTTAAAATACTTGACATAGAAATGAGGGTAATTATAAAAAGTTTTTGCATTTGGTTCGTTTTTAGGCCGTGGCAGTTCTATTTGCTCTCTGACCTTTTTGTACTCCCTGACTATTTTTCTCTTTTTGTTTTATGTTGTTATTGATTTCTACTCTTTTCTCAACGTGGGTGGTATAATTAGATACAATAGTGTTCCCTCCAGTTAAGCTTGGTGATACTCCTTTATTTTTAGATCCACTAGAAGCTGCCCTTTGAGCCGCCATAGTTCCAACATTAGCGATATCTTGAACCGCCTTAGCTATGAATCCTTTATGTGCAGCCTTATCCATTCTAGGTTGTGATTGTTGCTGTGCATTATTTAGAGCCCCCATTATCATATTAGCAGGGTTAGGTATCATAGGGTTTCCAGCAAATCCACCACCGCCACCTAAAGGCTCAACTACTCCAAAATCTCTACCTTTCTTATCTAATATTCTGTCTAGATTTTGGTAAGTTTCCGCTACCGACAAAATTCTACCTTTACCTCCTTCTCTCGCTAGTGCTTGGTTTAAGGTGAATTCATTTCCTACAAGTGCTCCATTAGTTACAATCTCTCCCGGTGAAGTCTTTAATTTTTGGAAGAATCTATTTGCTCCAGCTTCCCCTAACCAGTGATCTAAGTAGGCCATAGCTGCAGAAGGTGGTAATTCCTCTCTAGCACTTCTCCTCTCTAGATTATCTTTTACAAACTGAGCTCCAATTAAGGCGTTAGCTCTGGCATCTGATTGGTGAGCATTAGGTGGTATTCCGAATTTAGGTCCGTATTTCTTAAGCTGAGCTCTCCACGTAGCATCAATAAATTGGAATAAACCTGCAGCTGTAGCCTTAGCGTGCTTTACTGATGGTTTAAATCCTGACTCTGAAGCTGCTAATCTCATCATAAGTCCTGGGTCAACTCCTACTGCTTGAGATGCTGCTAAGATAGTATTTCGGTTGGCTTCGTATCCATCTCCGTTTGAAATTGGTATAGAAGAATAACTCCCACCAGCTCCTGGAAACAATAAATTCCCTGACATATCACTAAACCCTCCAAAAGAACCGTCATAGTATCCTCCCTGTGGTTGAGCATTAGGGTTATATCCAGAAGAGTAAGTAGAACTAAATCCTTGAGCTTGAGCCTTCTTATGATTCATTATCTGTTGAGACTCTGTGATTTCCCCTGGTGCAAATAATCTAACTCCAAAATCAGCAACCTTAGTAAAGAACCCTCTCGTATCTCCACCTCCTTCATGTGCTTTAATTTGGTCGTCTATATCGTCAAGGGCTGTCATGTCTATCGGTTTGGTAAGTTCTTTTATCTCATCTACCCCAATATACATAATAAACATATACCCCTCCTTCTTATCTACTTCTTTTATAACATCTGGAAGCTCTCTAATCAAGGTGAGTTCATCAGGTCCCCACTCTTTTTCTTTAACTAATTCAGGTGTAAGGTTCTTGTTAATTAGTGATGCCCATAACCTCTTGTCCATTTTATTACCTTTGAACCTGGCTATAATCATCTCAATCTCAATAATCCCAGAACCTATAGACCATAAATCATAAGCAAGCATACCTACGTTAATCGCTAAACCTACTGGACCTGTTGCCATTACTGCTAACTTTTGTCCAGCCTTTACTGCAATCTTCTTAGCGATTCTACCTAGTACTCCAAGACCTAGCTTTTGACCAATCTTTCCTATAATCTTAGTACCTGCTGATCTTAATCCTGCTTGAGCTACTTTCTTACCTGCAATCTCAACAGCCTCTTCTGCAACTTCTTTAGTAACCCTTCCTGCTACCTTTCTCCCTACAGCTGTCTTAACTCCGCTTTGAATAGCTTTCTCCGCCGCTTCTCTTGCTCCTGCTCTCCCTACTCCTTTAGCGGCTTGTTTTACGGATTGTTCTACAGCCTCAGCGGTTCCTTTAGCTGCAGCAGAGGTTACTCCCTTGGCTGTACTTTTAGCAACAACCTTAGCTCCCTCTTCTCCTAATTCTTCAGCAGCTTCTTTAGCCCCTTTGCCCATTAGTTTGTTGAGACCTGTAGCATTCTTAAGTTTTGTCCATTGATTCTTAGCCCATCCAGTTACACCAGCTTTCTCCAAGAGTTTTCCCCCTAGAGTCATAGCTCCTTCCATCATCAAACCAGACACTATAGAACCCATAATACCTGAGAAGAAGCCACCACCATCTCCTCCTCCGCCTCCAGAACCACCTCTACCAGCACCACCGGCATACCCTTGATTTTGAAGAGCGGCCTGCATGTTTACTATAGTCTCAGCTTGTTTGATTCTTAGGAGTTCGAGTTCTTTGTTCATTACCTTAAACCCTCTAACTGTAGCTTCATCATTATACCCAAGTTTAACTCCAGGTATCATATCAGCAGCAGCACTCTTAAGTCTATCTCCTCTATTAAGTAAGTATTTGGATCTGTATTCTTGGTCTAACTTATCAACTTTAGATTCCAGCTTACTTATTCTAGCTCCATTTACATCAGGGTCGCTATAGGCTTTTTGTTGATTCTTAGCTGCATTTAACTCCCCTACTGCATTACTTAAGTTAGTTACATCATTTAGTTGATCTTCATAACCTGTTTTACCCCCAGAGCTTGAAGGTGGGTTTACATGATTTACGTCTATTTCAGCTACATTACTATCACTATTAGAACTATCTTCATTGGGAAAAGGCTCATTAGTGTATTTGTTAGCCATTATTTTAGTCTCAACGAGGTTTAGCTTTCTAAGTTCTCTATCCCTCTCTGACTTTGTATTTAGGTATTGAGCATTTACTTCTCTTAACCTTTTTCGCATAACTGAAGGGTCTTGGGCTGGTCCTGCTTGTATCGTAGCTTGCATCTCTGCTCCGCCACCTCCCCCTGATCCGCCTCCACCAAAGAGAGAACCTAAAGCCCTTTCTATGAGTGTATCTTTAATGACGTTAGGTAGAGCACTCTTAATCCAGTTTCCAAATCCCTTAAGAGCTCCTTTTCCAAATAATCCTTTTAGCATAGTCTATTTTACATATTTATCTTGAATTGAGGGTAACTTAAATCTACCCCATCCGATTCTTTTAATCTCTTCTTATAGTCCTCGTAGAATTTAACACAAGTAGAATAAAGGTAATCCTCTATATTATCGTACCTGGCTATCTTATTCAAAAAGTACTTGAGATTCATTAGGTCGGAAGTGCCTGAGAAAGTCGGTAAAGAAGTTTTCAGTTATGGTTAGTACGTCTATATTTGTTAACTGTACTTGACCACAATTTACACACTTACACTCTACCGGTTCTATTCTACCGAAACACTTATCATCCAAATATATTAAGTTAGCAGCACTCTCTCTACTTGCATTATCTACCATATTTTGAACACCAGTAGGATTTGCAAACCATTCATCAAAGAGGCTGTATAATTTAATCTGTGCGAGTTTTACTTCTGGGTTGAATTTGTATATCGTATCTAACACTGACAAAAATTCACCTATCGAAGGAACCCTAATTTTTCTCATCTCTCCTCCTATATTGATTTTACTTGGGATTCTGTTTTCTTCTGTATCAAAATCCTTAAAGTGAATCTGAGATAAGTTAAATGAGAATTGAGTTATTTGATCACAGCTATAACATTTAGTACTTGAATTAAACTTTATGTCATCTGAGATCGTTATTGATTTTAGCATGAAGATTAGGTAGTCCATATCCAGCAAACTAACCTTATATAAATCTACTCCTGTACTGGCTAATAGATTAAGGTCTTTTCTGAGTTTAGCTATTGGGTTTATCTCCACATTTTCTATATAATCCAGCAGTTGTTTAAAGGTTAGTGGTTTGATTTCTATATTCGTTCCACCTTCCCTTGAAAATAATCCTTTGCTGGGTAGTTCTTGATTGCTTATGTACATGATTTGTTGTGATTTGAAAAAGAAAAGGTACTCAATCAAGTTTTTATGCCTAATCGAGTACCCTTCTGTATTAACTTTAAAATTCTAATTATGATGCTGTCCCGTCTGTAATTGGAACACTATTTCTTTGTCTTTCATAGTACTCGAACTGGAATTCTATGTCATACTCTCCACCGTTTGTTGTTGCATCCTGTCCAAAACTAGATTCCCCCATTTCTGAAGCAGTTGTTGGGAAGGCGTTATAGAATACTAGAGTCTTGATAACTTGTCTGTGAGTGTTATACTGTTTAAGCATTACCGTACAAGTTAAGTCTAGTTTTCTTCCAGTCTTCTTAGTTTCTTTCTCCATGATCTTGTCAGCCCAGTCGTTAAACATATACTGAATTGACATATCTTCTCTATCTATAAATCTCATGGAAAACGAACCATCTGCCTTATTAGAAGTAACTGGCTGGTAGATAGTGAACCCTCTAATTTGAGCTTCCATTCTATCTATTGAGTTATCTATTGACACATTGAAGTCAGTACATCTAATCAAAAGGTTCTCATCTGGCGGCATGTAAACCCCGGTAGGTCTATCAACAAAAGAAAACTCCCATATATCTGTTCTAAGGAATTCTCTCCCGTTCTCTGCAATTTTCTGATACTTTAAAAAATCTAATGCCATCTCGTTATTTTGTTATTCTTTTAGTTTCTATTAATTACCACATTTAAAAGCAAGACCTCGTTAATCATCTGACTTAAAGTTACTTCTAGTTGAATCTCTGCTGAACCCATCTTATCATCATAGTTAAACCTAGTAAGCACTATATCGTCTATTAAGTAAATCTCGTCTCTTAAATCTGTTGTTAGTTTCTGAATATATCTATGAAGTTCTGATTTCTTGGTTCCTAAAAACTGATTAAGCCTTCTAAACTTCCTCTGTACCCTATTCATACTAAATTTATAAGCAGGGTTCTCGTTTATTGTGCTGTAGTAATAGGAAATGTAGTAGTTATAACCGTCGTATTTAATGTGGTTAAGCCCTATCTCTTCAAACTTCTTATATTCTTCTTCTGTATATTGTTTGTTTATGTATATCTTATCTTTTATTATCCCAGCATAGTCCGTTGTTAATCTATCAAAGAAAGCGTAACTTGTTGGAAGCTCTACCCCATTCTGTATAAAGGTTCCTAATGTATAAAAGATATTAGTTGTATTTGAATATGTTCTTGCAATGTCCCTATTTAAGAGTACTAAGAATTGATTTTCCATAGAGACTTGGTGGAGCATTGACAGAATCTTAAGCTCTGGGTCAAAGAACTCGTCATAACTTAAGAAATCTACATCTATATCCTCATCTCCAAATAACTCTATAGCTCTTAAGTAGTCATCTGTTGTCTTCTCAGCCTCAATAAACCCCCCATCAAAAAAGTAAGTTCCATCTGGTAAAGTTTTATCTCTATCATGAAGAACTGGTAAGATGTAAGGTGAATCTTCTTTGAGCTGTAGAAATAAATCCTCTGTAGTTGTAAAATTATATTCCTCTAATAGCTCATCATCATAATATACCTTACAATTACCTCCTTGAATCTGAATGTTTAATAAGTTTCCAAAGATTCCAGGTATAGTTGATGCAAAGTCCATTATCTTGTAAGGAGAGGCATAACTAGCTATAACATCTAGCTTATCGTTGTAATCTATATCAATCTCAATAGTCCCTGGAGTTAAGTTCCACTGTTCTATCTCATCTGAAAAGGTAAACTGGTAGAACATATCAAAACCCTCTTCCTCTTGTCCCGGCATAACTCGATACTGGGTGTAAGCTTCAATAACATTCTTAATACCTTCTCTAATTTGAGCTGTGGTTTTGTTTTGAATATTTACAGCTGTTCTAACTACATTCGGTCCAAAAGCTTCTGATCCTGTAATCCCATGTACTCCATCTTCAAAAGTAAGTAAAGTTATCGAAGCGGTCTCTGGGTTAAGTCCTGAAGGTATGAGTATGTAATCTTTAGCTGCATTTAGTTTAGTTAAGTCTCCGTAATTAAGCCTAAACACATTGGTAAAATCACTTATCTCAACGTCCTCTAGAGTTTTGTCCTTATTTAAAGTTCGATCTACAGGCATTGAATCTAAGTATTGAGGGTGAGTCTCTACTAAATCTGTATAAACCGGGTCTGAGATTCTTAAGGTTGCAAAGTTAGGCTCATCTTTATTTACCCTCACTGCCGCCACTTGATATCCCTTCTCAAACAAAAACTTATACTTAGCTAAACTTGTTACTCCATCATCAAACTCCCTCTTAAAAGTATCGTAATCAAAGTAAATTGTAGGATAGTCTCTGCCTGATGATGAGGGAACTACAACTCCAATAACTACTCCTAATTCTGGCTGTTGTGGTGGAGTTATACCTACTGAATTAATCTTTATTATACTCATCTAATTACTTCTTCTTTTTAGGTTTCGATTTGCTTACTGTTGCCTTTTTAGCTGGTTTCTTAGCGTTAGGGTTCTTGTCATCAGATTTAGCACCTTTCTTACTCTTACCTACTGATTTTGGTTTCGGTGTACTTTTATCTGGAGTTTGTGGATTACCATCTTTATCCCTAGTCTCTTTTCTAAATCGTCTCGTATATGCTTTGGATTGATCAGACTCTTTTAATATAGATACTACTTTGTCTTTGTTGAAATTAGTTACGTATCTAGTATTAAGCTTATCTGTATCCCAGTGTCTTCCGTGTCCTTTACGTCTAATCTGCTCATAGAACTCATCTGAACTTAATTGACCTACTATAGAGAATGTGACTGTTTTATTGATGGGAGAGTGTGATGATTCCCCTTCTAACCCTTCAGTCATATCTATTGGGTATCCTATGTAAGCTTGATAGTATAATTCCTTTAAATCCACATCTAAAAGCCATATCCCTATTATCGAGCAGCATTCTTTATAAGGTCTCACTCGGTTTTTATAGAACATGAACTTTTTATACTTTGAGAGCCATGCCTTTACTGAATAAGTTGAATCCTCTACAAAGGTCGCCTCAAATCTCATATCTATCTTCTTAGTTGTAGGGATTGTAATTGAACTTCCCCCAAACATCTCCATTGAATCTGATAAGGTCTGTCCTGCATCTAGTGACCAGTTTGTAATCGGAAGAACATCTATATCCCTCATCTCTAATACTGGCACTCCTGTTCCCATTGGTTTTATCTGTACATCCCAAAGGTGAGTCGATGCTAATTCCAATCTCCCTAATCTCGATCTAAAATAACCTTCAAATGGAGCTGGGTTAATATCTGCAATAGTAGCTTCTAATACTTTCTGGTTACTAGCATTCACACTATGTGCCACCTCTCTGTCATTCGTAAAAGGGTTATAGAATGTATCGGTATCCTTGTCATACCCTAAAGCGTCTACTGGAACTGGCGTATCGAAGTCTGTCTTTAAATTAGAAGCGTCAATCCCAGCCTGTTCTAGCATACTCTTATACTTGTCAACATTAGTAGCTGAGTTCCAAGTCGTACTATTAGCTATCCCTGCTGATGGTTTCTTCTTAGGCATTTTAGGTCCACCATTCCAAGATTTTCCTTCCACTAAATTCTGTATTCCTTTTGATATCCCTAAAAACTCATCGGCAGTCTTATAAGCACTTAGAAACTTGGGAGCAAACTGAGCTAATAAATTCTGAGGTAAAAGTGATAAAATATTCCCTAGTCCCCATTTAGGATCATTCTCCCTTACTCTATCTAATATTTTTACTACATCTGTGAAGGCTGCACCCGAGATTAACATATTTTGAACTTCAGCAGCAACTCTAGCGTCTCTCGTAGCTCTAATCCCATTGACTATTTGAACTACTTTATCTTTGTCATACTCAACATGTACCTTAGTTCTAGTGTCGATGTAAGGATTAAAGACTCCCACTATAGAGTTTCCTACTGCATTCTCAAGTTTATTTAAAAAGTCTGATATCTTACTATTCTTTAACACTTGATTCAGAGCTCTAAGAGTAGCCTTAACTTGAACCATGTCTGATTTAGTTCTTATCTGGTTAGGCAACATCTTTAAGGCTTGTGCAGCTCTCCCTATATCTCCAACAGTTCCACTAAGGTGTCTAAGAGGTGAGAGTATTTTGGTTATAGTATCTTTTGCTCCACTATACCCCTTGCCTAATTGTAAATCACTAAGTAACGACATAATTATTTTCTATTTTTGAATCCTCTAACTACCTTAACTGTTGGTGTGTCTGTACCTTGTTCATTCGTTGGTAATTCAAGTTTGTCTTCTTTCTTTATTTCCTGCTCATTCATACTAGAGACATGATCCTTTATTCCAATCAATCTATACTCAAAAATAACGTCCTCATAAGCTGTAACATCATTCACTATAAAGGAGTAAGTCTTTCCGAATCTATTAAAACTCACCTTATCTCCTAAGTCAAGTATATTTTGGTTAAAGTAAATCATCACCTCGTCACTCTGGTTATTGTAATATTTCTGAGCGTGTGACTTGTTTATGATAAAGGTTTCTGTAAAAGTTTGCCATTCAGAATCTCTATCTAAATCATCGTGTGTAGCTACCTTTCCGTAAGTCTGATTTATCATTTGGTCTCTGGAAGGAAGCTTTATTCTGTCTTTATTATCTTTATTTCTAAGTAAGCGTTCTACTGTGCAAAGAGTCCCGTAAAGTTTCATATAAAAAGGAAAGCTCTTGTACATTATCTTGAAGAACCTCCCTGTCATTTCATGGGCTCTATTTACAAAGTCATTATTAACTGTCTCACTCATACTTTTATTCATTTATGGGTTGGCTAAGGGAGAAACTTCAGTCCCCCTTAACTCCGAACTTAATAAAAAATCACAACAATTATGAAAGCAACATGTTAGTTAGCGGTTAGAGTCGATAATGGAAGCATCTTAGACACAACTGTAATCTTTCTAAGCGCTCTACCAACATATATATTTACTTCTACCATTAATTCACCATCACCCCAAACGTTATTAGATTTATCCACTATAACATCATATTTCTCAGGTGCATAAGTCTGGTTCATAATAGTAGTTTTCATGTAGTAATCAATAGTAGCCTTAACGTCAAAAGCTGTACTCTCAACATCATATCTACCTAAGAATTGCTCAAGAAGGAAGTCTAAATCCCAACCTATTCTATTAGCCATTCTTACAATCCATTCTTCATTAAACAAACTCTGACCACCTTCTCCAGTTCTACAGTCATTAATTGAAGATATACCTCTAAACTTATCGAACTTGATGGTGTTTATTTGTCCAGCTAAGAATTTCTCTCTATCAGTCTTCTTAAATTGGGCTACTAATTCACCCACAGATACTTGACCATTGACGATTCCAAATACTGGTGCGAACTCTGAATTAGCTGACTTATTTCTTACAATAGCTTCAACATACTCAATACAAGGAGAAAGCTCTAGTGTCTTAATCCCAAAGTTGTATTTCATGTATGGAGCTAGTTTATAAGAGTTGAATGCATTAGATTGTTTATACTCGTTTACTATAGCATCTACTGTTGAATGGTTTGTAGTCTTAACTGAGTGTAGTGCAAGCGCTTTTAGTTCTGCTGCTACTGAGTTCATTACTGACTGTAGACCAACTTCACCTTCTCCAGCATCCCATACAAAGTCAATTCTATACCCTTCATCATACTCCAATAAATCTAGAATAGCTCTCTGTACTTTTGCACTTCTCTCTCCATCTACTGGCGCTGCATTTCCTCCTAATTTTTCAAACTCTGCTCTAACTGGATCTGAAAATGCGAATACTCTATCTGGGTTACTTATAAGGACTTTTTCATCTGTCTGTGGATCTCCTTCTAGTTTTAGTCCATTACTTATTGCTGTTACCCCTACTGGAGCTGGAGCAAGTTTAACCTCAGTTCTTGTTACATCTGCAATTGTGAACTCTGATCCTGAATCTAACTGAGAATTAACCTTTAAGATAAATCTCTTGTTAGCTGGGTCAATAGAGTTAATCAAGAATTTAAGAGGTGTAGATGTAGTATTTGTAATTGCTGAACCTACCGGAGCTGTAGCCTTAAGTAACAATCTATATTTATCATCAATCGTTAACTTAGGTGCTGTAGGTAGTCCATCTGTATTAGCAAGACCTAGGGTAGTTTTAATGAATTCGTTTACATTTGCGTGGTATTTATAAGCTAGGTAAAGAGTTAGTTCATTATTCTCTCCATACTTATATCCGTAAAGGTAAACTGATGAATCCTCGAGTCCATTAATTAATTTGCTAATCTTCTCTTGGAAATCTAAACTTTGAACTGATACCGCTCCTACTTTAACTGCAGCTATTGTATCTAGTATTCTATCTTTTCCATCTACTAAATAAGACTTCCCGTTATCTCCAACAGCAATAGAACCTTTATAATCTACTACCATTTTATTTCCGAAAAGCTTTGTATAACTGAACGCTCCTTGGTCTGCATTATACATCTTAGTTACAGCTTCCTCCATAGAACTACCTACTCTTGTTACTAAAACTGAACTGTGAGCAAGCATAGCGTATATATGGAAGAATGTACTATCTAAATCTGAAACCAAATAATTCGCTCCATCGGGTCTATATTTTCTGAGGAGTTCTCTTTGGTTGTTTATCATTGTTATGCCGTAAGGGCCGTGGTCAGAAACTAGGGGAGCAGCTACTACTATCTTCCCGTTCTGATATCCTGATGTGTCTGTAGTTGTCGCAGCCTGAATTCTGGACTCTACAAACGGTTCAAACACTTGGCTCATATGTTTTCTTCTTTTGTCTCTGGTTGTTTTGTTAATATTTTCACTATTCGGTCGTAATCCTTATACTTTAAACTGAATACGGTATCACTATCCACAGCGTTCATTTCTTTCAGGTTTACTTCCTTGAATTTTACTAGATTGGTTATTTTAGAGATTACTACATCAGAGGGTTTGCAGTTATCCATTATAATATCAAAGTGGACTCTACAATTAAAGTATAGCTGATGGTAGTAATTATTCTCCTCGTCTGTAACCGCACTTTTATCTCCTAATTGACCTGATATATCTTCCCATACTATAGCTACCTTAAATGGATTGTTGTTATAGTCAAATATATTAATAGAGGTCAAGTTGGAAATAATCTCTAAGTTTCTATACCGGTTCTTTATATCCATAGCTTTAGAGAGGGTTGTTGATTTTAATTTCCACTCTATAGATAAATTTGCATCTGTATGTCTCTTTAGTAGTGGAGTAACTCTTTTAGCTATAGGGTTATAATCGGCATTTTGAATAGAGTAACTTAGTACATCAGGAACCTCTACTAATTCATCCTGGTCATCCAATTTTAAGGACTCGAAACCATGATCATATAATTGCTCTAGAACTACCTTTTTAACTTGATACATAACTAAAGGCTCATCTATAACATAATTAGTGTAAGTGTCTTTGTACTTAAATGCTCTATGGTTTGGGAAGATATAGTTAAGTCTCCTTCTACCCATTAAGCAGTTTGTTATATTAGCGAGTACTACGTCATCTTCCCCTTCAGTTATCTCTAAGAAAGGTATTGATTTAAGTAGTGTTATATAATCTTTGTACTCTATATTCTGGTTTATAAATAAGTCACACCTCTCTTCATTATAAAGGGCATAACTCTTATCTAAATCTGTAAAAATAGTCTGGTTTAATATATACTCATTAACTACCAACTTCTTTATATTTAGATTGTTTATTTTATTTTGAGGGTTATAGGTTGATAGTAAGTCAGACTCTACAAGATCCTCTTCTGTAATCACTTCAAATGGTAACTCTGTATTTTTAGCCCCCTTAGTGAAGAAAATAACTAGTACTGAATTTGGTATATCCTCTTCAACTTGAGTAACTCCTGCCTCTATAAATTTAATGTAAGAGAGTGAAGTGGTTATTTTCAATCCGTTTACTACTAAGGTGTTCATATATTCATTTTCATTTTGGGAGGGCTCTGTTACAAAACCACTCCACTTATATTTAAATCATGACCATTCTTCGTCCGTGTAATTTGGTTGTTGAGGTTGATGATGCAAGTCGGTAATTCTAGAACCAGGGTGTTGTCTTTGGAAGAGTTGAGCATCTTGTATAAAGTCAAATCTTCTATGTCTCTCCAGTCCATTTTTAGGGTCAGAATAAGTAACCTCAAATCTCTTATTCTCAGTAGTTTTACTTAATTGACTCCCTGCTTTGCCTCCTAATTTTCTACCTCCAATAAAACCACCTATTCCACCAACTAATCCGCCAGCTAATGCCCCTATCGCTTGACCTTTTAGAGACTTACCTCCTAATTGTCTTCCTATCGCCGCACCAGCACCAGCTCCTATCATTGCACCATAATTACCTCCTGTTTTTCTTCCGTAATATGCATGCTCTGATCTATATGCGTTAAATTTTTTTGTTATAATTATTCCCATGAGTTTTTAATCTATTTGTTCAACGACTACATTACTATAACCCACTCTTTGAGATAATTCGTTTGCTACCTCGTGGGCTCTCTTTCGTGTTCTAAAAAGCATATGGTAGACGTAATTATGACCTCTCTTATCGAACCTTATCTGAAATCTATATCTATCAGGTTCTTCTTTTCTTGTGAGTCTGTCTAAAATCTTACTAGCCGCTACGCCAATTAGAATAGCTTTTAAATCACTCATAAGAAATATCCACTATACTTGCCTTATTATAACCTGGTGAGAGAGTAAAGTCAAATCCTAAAATATCCTTAATTCTAACAGCTATATCATTTTTCCATACTGCTGAGATAACTACGGATACTGGAAGCTGAACTCCTCTTCTAAGTAGTCGTGTAAGTGTTTTGATTAGCTCCTTACTTTTCCCTTCATATTCCTCTGGGTCATCCATTACTTCTGCGGTAGCGTGGACGTATTCAATCCCATCTGAGTGTCTTCTAATAAAGTAATCGTCTATAATATGGGTGATATTTCCAGAGTATAATAGTTCATCTCCTTCTCCAACAACTCCTCCTGTAGATTCTTTTCTGGATTGGTTTCTATTTAAGTGTGTACTCCCTCCGTAAAAGTTTCTATTCTGTTTTCTCTCTTTATATCGTGGTGTGTTTTGGTACTCTAGAAAACTCTGCTTAGGTATAATAGAACCGTCAGCTGCAGGAGTATCTAGAGGAAACAATCTTACTTCTATTTTCATGTCTAGTTATTTTCTTTTTCCAGGTTTTACAATTAATAGCCCCCTAACAAACTTACCTGCCTGATAATTATCTAGATCGTCTCCCAGCTCTCTTAAAGTTCCTATTGCATAAGTATTATCAGAAATGTAAGTATCTTTGTGGAATTTTTTAGGTAATATATCTCTAGTTTCTGCATTAACAACTCCCTCTCTCATAATTGTTGGAGTGTTTAAAAGAAGTCGATGTTTCATTACCTTAGCTTCACTCCCTCCATTAAGCCCTTCTAAAAATGCTAATGTTGGCGCTACTTTCTTGAGCTTATCATTTAATTGGCTAAGTCGCTTATTATGAAGTAAATCTCCTTTAAGTACTTTATCTCGGTGTCTTCCTTCATGTACAACTACGAATGGAATTTTAGCTCCCTTCTTAGTTAAGTATACATTTCCGTCATAATCCACTAGATCACTATTATTTGATTTTATATATTGGTAATCCCTTAGTTTGTCAGCTAATCCCTTATCTTCTAAGTTCTCCCAACTAGTTAATTTCTTAAACATAAATCTTCCCGTGTGTTAATCCCATATAAAACTGATCTAAACTTGTCTGTATCATTGAACTAGCCTCATCTATACCATTAAACATTTGAACAGGTACATCTGGGTATTCGAAGTTCTTCCTTAGTTGAGATATAAATTGTAAAGTCTCCATAAGGCAAGCATCTACAAACTTACTTACATGTCTTTCTTCTATAAAACCAATACAACTCTTAGGGTCTAATTCTCCAGTTGGTTGTAAATAGTTGACATACATAGGTCTCATATAGGTAGCATTCATTAAGTATTCCCCCTCTGAAACTCCTGATAAGAAACCATCCTGATATATCCAATTACGAGATGAACCTAAAATACCATTAAGTGACCATACTCTAGTCGGTATAAGTTCAACCTCTGAAATGCACATAGTATTCGGATTCCTAGCATATGCGTTAAAAGTGTTTATAAATTTATGTGGGTCGTTATTAATTTTTATTTTATTTAATCTGATGAGAGGTACTTGATAATGCCACTTCTCTAAAGCTACTGAATACAGCTCCACCCTCTGCTCATCTGGATTCTGGGTTCCTACAATAGACAATAACTCATCCACAGAAGGTAGCATTAGTAGAGATGACCTCAAGTCTATTTTTCTCTTAAGTTCCGATAATAGTAGTACTTCTCCCATTTCTTTATTTATTTATTGTTTTTGTTTGTTCCTATAAGTAATCCCTTTTTACTAACCCTCTCATACTCCCATTTATACATAGTAGCTTCAAAGTCTTTAGTTCTATACTTATATTCTTTATCTTGAGAGCCTACAACTTTAATAGAATATGCATAGTTTAATTTTACAGGCTCTAAACTCCAAACTTCATCTGTTATCTCGCAATCTGGAACTTCTTCTGTAGTAGGTTTGTATATGTTAGCAGTTACCTTATATACGTTATAGACCCTACCTAGAATATTAGCACTCATGGCAGCCAAACATCCCATTATTGAAGTTGAAAGGCAGACTCTCTTAGTTATATTATCTTCATAACCTCTCTCAGTTAGAAAGTTTTTAGGGACTCTTGGAATTAAAATTTGTTCATCTAAGTCTTCTGTTGATATGAAAAATACTTCCTTTCTAGTTGTAGGTCTTTTCACTTTATTCATTTTTAATTAGGGAGACTCTATTTCAAATCTCCACTTATGGTTTTATTTTAATATAGTTCTATTACTCGTTCTGGCTGCAATTTTAGCCCCTTGTTTTAATCCGTAATTTCTACCTAATTTATGACCTCCATATATACCTGCAGCAGCACCTAAGAAACCTCCAATCTTTTGATAAGATTTTACCCTATTTTGGTAAGCCTCAAGTGCATCCCTCTCATTTGCGTCAGGGTGTTTAGATAGGTATTCTTTGATATAAGCGTCTTTACTCTTTAATTTAGCAATTCCTTTCCCTGCAAGATATCCTACTCCAGTCCCAACAGCAGCACCTCCAATAGATCCAGCTCCTGCTCCTAATTGTCCGTAATGGTGCTTAACTGCTTTCATACCTGCAACTCTAGCACTTCTTTCTAATTTTGCTAAATCTGCACTTGTCTTAGGAATGGATCCGTTTTTACTTTTATATTCCTCTACATGAGCTTTTGCAGCTTTCCCAAATACTTCAAAATTTTTCTTATTACCTAGATCAATAAGTCCAAACTGTCTACTAGAATTAAACTCATCAGGAGCTACTACGAACGCTTTAATCCCTTTTGATTTAAAATCTGCAGCATCTTGTTTAGCTTCTTGTATACTCTTAAAGGCTTTGTTATAAACCTCTCCAGAAGGAAGTGAAGCGATTACATAATATTGACTCATTCCAGACAAAACTCCAGCTCCCATATTTCTGTTATCTTCTGCACTTACTTTAGGCTTAATCATATATCCTCCTAAAGCCCCCAAAGCTCCGCCGATTAACATACCTTTCCTTGCAGATCTATTAATTCCATAATTAGCACCTGCTCCAAGTCCTGCACCTAGTAACCCCATTGCAACCGCCTGTCCAATTCTGTTGTCTCTTTCAGTTGGAGATATTTTATTTAATAGCCAGTTTCTAGCGTCATCCTGGTTTTTAATTATTACAACTTTATCCATTATTTTTTTTTTTGTTCATTTTTCGATTAGGAGAGCTATATTTCAAGCCCTCACTTATTTTATCCGTTTATACCTGGGTGAAAGTTTTGAGGATTACTAGACGGCGCAGGAAGAGCAGCAGTTGCATTACCTCCTTTACTTCTCTGGAAACCTCTATATCCAGCTCCAACTCCACCAGCTACAGCTCCTAAAGCTCCACCGATAGCTAATCTCTTTCTCTTAATTTTGTTATACTCAGCATCAATCTTTTCATCTGACCAATCTGGGTGAGCATCTCTAAGTCTACCTTTCAAACCTTTAAGTGTGATTCCTGCAATTCCTGCACCTAGACCACCACCAAGCAAAGCTCCAGCAGCTCCTAATGCATATTTACCTGCTCCCGCTTTTTTACCTTCAGCTTTGTCGTATAGCCAGCTTTCTGCTTGTTTAGGGTATTTAGCTGCTTTCCCACCCCACTCTTTTACTTTATTCTTTGTTTTAGACCATCTGCTTTCTTTTTCTTCAGCGAATAGTCTTGTTTTAAATGTTAATCCCATTTTGTTAATTCTTTATTTTATTTTTAAAGGATAGTCTTCTCTAAATATCGCTTAGTTTTTACGATCTTATCTCCAGTCCTACTCCCTAAATTATAACCCTTAACTCCCCCAACTAATGCTCCAATTATAGTCCCGGTCTTATTATATATCGACCTCCTATTTTTGTAAGCTTTGTATGCATCGTAACTATTGGATTCTGGATTTTTTAGTAGGAATTCTGAAATAAAGTCTTCCTCAGATGGAGTTAGTATTTTACCTACAAGTCTTCCACCTAAGTAACCAACTCCAGATCCAACTAATCCACCACTTATTAATCCAACATTCTTAGATCCTTTAAGTATTTGAGAGTCCTCTGGTATATATTTACTTGAGAATAGTTTAGTTCTAAATACTAACCCCATATTGTGTTATTTATTACTTTTTCTTATTATAGAAGTCCATTGCATTTGGTGTATAAGTCTTCTTGTATTCTCTACCTTTCATATAACCTAGTCCACCTCCTGCTACAGCCCCTAGAGCCGCACCAATAGCTAATCTTTTCTTCTTAATTTTGTCGTATTCAGCTTGTACTTTTTCATCAGACCATTGAGGATTAGCTTCTCTCAATCTACCTTTAAGACCTCTAAGTGAAATTCCAGCAACACCTGCTCCAAGTCCACCTCCAGCTAAAGCACCGATACCAGTAAGACCTACAAGTCCTCCATGCTTTTGTTTGTCTTCTAGAGATTTATATAAGCTTCTTCCTTTTGCGTTTGCATTTGCTGAAACTTTAGCTCCTTTGATTTTAGCTTTTTCTACTAATCTTCCTACTGCTCCTTTTTTCTTAGCGAACAGTCTAGTTTTGAAATATAATGACATATCTGTATATTTGTTTTTGTTTAGTTAATATTTATAATTCTTTATCTAATTCTCTCATTCGATTGTAAGCAACTCTGGCTAAATCTTTTGTAGAGAATCCTTTATACTCCGGTTGTTTCTTAAGTAGTTTAGTTAAGTATGCAATCTTCTCAACCTCAGTCATATTTTTGTACCTAACTAGTTCTGATTCTTTAGTTAATATAGAAGTAAGCCAACCTCCAGCAGTAGCAGCTAAAGCACCAGTTAAGTAAGTTGAGTATGCAGTTGCAGTTTTATTTCTATATCCCTTAAGATCTTTACCTCCAGCGTTCTTATATAATTTATACCCCCTAATAGTTGCATCAGCTTCGTTATAAAGGGTTGGGGCATTAGCTAATAAAAACCCTCCACCTCCTCGAAGTCTATTAAACCACGAAGATTTCTTACCTAATATTTTATCCTTAGCTAGAGTATTTCCTGCATGTACAGCGTTTCCAAGTGCGAGAACATTAGATCCAATAAGGATAGGCATGTTTCTAGATCTCTGCATTAATCTACCAAAACTATTACCCCCATTCTCGATATTTCTGTGACCCATTTCATGAGCTAGTACTTTACTATTGTTTAACCCTTTAATATCGGTCATAAAGACTTTATCCACATCTGGTCGGTAGTTTGGACCTATTATATTATCACTGCCTCCATAGTTTCCCTTACCAAGCTCATTCATTAGGTTTTTGTAAGTTTGAGTATCTGTTCTATTTACTTGATCACCTAATAGCTTTTTATTTTCAAACTTAAGGGCTTCCTTGGCTAATTTTTCTGCAATCCCACCTATTATTAAGTTCTTGGCTAATGGTTTTGCGTATCTACCTAATCTTACCCCTAGAGATTCCTTTTGTACACTTAGTTCTGGATTTTCAGCTAACAGTTCTGCCTCTAATTCTCTTTCTTTTTTACTTTTACCGAACATATCTCTGGTTTATTTTATAGTTAGTCTTACCTGCTATTTGTTCAGCTAAAATATCTCCTCTGTCTTTGTAAGGTCCGTATTTACTATTAGCTTGGTATTGTAGAAAATCCTTCATTGACTCAGATGCATTCCTAACTGACTCCTCTGAAGCCCTAACCCCTCTATTTGACCTTAGGAAATCTTTAACAACCTCCTCTGTGTTTTGTGCTTTAAGGTCTTTTAGGGTTTTGTGCTTATTTAAATAGAAGTCTAGTGAGTAAAGCGCTAATTGAGTAAGAATAGGGGTAGCAACTCCAACCGCAATCGAAGCTGCCATCCATTTACCTAGCGAAGGGGAATCAGCAAATAGTTTAGTTCTTAGTGTTAATTTAGATTGTGTTCTTGTCTCACTATTACTAAACGCTGCTTTCACCATAGCTGGATAGTTTCCGTTATACTTTTCAATTAGTCCGTTAGCTACTCTCTCTGTTACTTCTGGATTATATTTATCTCCATGTATTTCTTTCATCTTAGAATGTAACATAACTTTGAACTCTTTGTCGGACTCTATTTTATTATCATTTTTATTCATATCTATCTCCATTTCGCGTTTTCGTACTGTCTCTTGTAATTGTCATAAATGGTTTCGGCTTTAGCTTCATCCATAGGACCTCTCACCTGAACTCTTTCTCCTTTATTCTCTAGCATTCTCCTTTGGTTCATTACCTCGTTTGGAGATGCCCCTCTGAGTCTTCTAGGTGTTTTCCAGTTTCCATCTATATCTTTTCTAATAAGGACATAAACTTTAGATTCATTAAGTAACTCCTGTGTTGATGGTAGTTTATTCCCTAAAGCTTCTTTTCCTGTAGTTGAAACTGTTTGTCCTGCTTGATAATTACCGATAAGTCCGAAAAGTCGTGTTGTTATGTTATTTAATTTTCGTCTCCGTCTATTTATCATCGTCATCCTTCATCATGTTGTAAGCCGCGTACGCTCCGAGTCCAGCTAATGCCATTCTCTTTTTACCCCATCTAAGGTTTCCATTCTTATCAAACTTCTTAAGATATCCCCCTCTAGCCATGAAATCACCTACCTTATCCCCCTTGAATTTAGTATTGTGGTGTTCAATCTTAAGGTTTCGCATCTCCTTTTGAGTGTTGATATAATTGTCATCCCAAACACCTTTTCCTGCAGTCTTTAATTCTTGAGTTTTCTTCTCTAAATCAGCAATTCTCTTCTTTTGATCATTTAGAGTGTTTTGGTGTCTCTCTTTTTGTTTTCTAGCATGGATCTGTTCCGCTGACATTGGTTGTTTATTAGTTGCAGAAGAATGATTCCAATTACTATTCATTGAACCTGAGTTTGGCTTTGATGAAGGAGACTTAGTTCCACTCCATCCTTTATTTGGTGTTAGGCTTGGGGCGGACGTTGAGTGATGAGAGGTTGGTTTAGGCGTACTTACTGGAGCTGTAGTAGGCTTATGATTGTTTGAACTTCCAGTTAACCAAGGATTACTCTTACCCATAGCTTTATTAGTACTACTACCTATTGCTGGAGTTTTTTTCATCTTATTCTTTTGGTACATACTTATACTACTGCCACCTTTTCCAGAAACCCCATTCCATACAGACTTTGTTTTACTGCCTCCAAACATGTTTTTAGTAACTCCTCTAGCTCCACGTCCTACTTTATTAGTCCAGTTGAAGAGCCGACTAGTTATTTTACTTTGGTGTCTGGTACGGTAACCTCCTTCTCGTTCTCTCTTTTCCCTCTCTCGACGTTTCTTCTCCTCTTGTCGTTTCTTCCACATATAATAAGCTCCACCTGCTGCCGCTGCCACTCCTGCTGCTGCTAGTCCCGCTTTCATTGGATTATGCTTAGCCCAAGTAGTTCCTTTACCCACCCAAGACTTTTGCTTAGCCATATCAGCTTTATACGCATTCTTCTTTCTAGCCCATTCTAGTGAGTCGGATATTTCAGATTCCCTATGTTTTAAAGCAGCTTCCTGAGCAGAGTTCTTAGCGGTTTTAGATAGACGATAAGCTTGGTCTCTCTTCCTCTCCATTAACTTCTCATCACCACCATACTTCTTGTAGTCCTCTTTTCTTCGCTTATTTCTATCAAACCATCCTTTAACTCCTTTACCTTGCTCGTGAACTCCTTGGATAGTACCTAGAGCAGATAGACCTTGGCTCGCTAAACCTAAACCGGCAGCTCCTAATCCCATAGCGGCTCCTGCTCCCATACCGCCACCTCCACGCTCTTCTTCATCTTCTTCCTCATCATCGTAGTGACTAGGTCTTCTCTTTCTGTTCTGAGCAAATAGTCGAGATGTTATATTCTCTTTGTTGTATCTAAATTTGTTTTTTCTCATTTTTCTTGATCATTTTAATAAGGCTGTTGACCAAACCCTCCGTCTCCCATCATACCATTATTCATACCACTCATTGGGTCATCTGGGTCAGGAAGCGGGTTGCCGAATGCGTCCATCACTGGTTTCTTATCTGGATTTATCATCTTAGCCATAGCAGGGTCATTAAACTTCTTAACCCCTTCTTTAATGTATTCCTTAAGAGCTTTAATTTCAACTAACTGGTTCTGCTCTAATCCTGAAACTATATTTGCTAAGTCTGCTATTCTATTCACTGATTCAGCTAAGGTGTCCATTCTAGCGACTTTCTTAGTGTACTCTAGTGAATCTGTATCCATTAAGTTAGATGTGATTTTCCCTTCAATATCCAGCTTTTTACTTAACTTTAATCTATCATACAAATTTTCAGCTAGTAGAACGACACTCTTATTTATCATATCTACATAATAGCTGACTTTACTTTCAAACCTCTGTGACATCTTAATTGACTCCCATCTAGACGCCCTACCTTCAAATAAATCTGGGGGTAATCCGATAGCGTTAATTAAGTCCTCTTTGATAGTTTGTTGGTCCATTCTTATTCTATCTATCTTCTCGGAAATCTTGTCTAAATTAAGGTCAGTCATTCCGGCAAGCTTGCTATCATAATCAGGTAGAACTCGTATATTATCAATTAGAGACATGGCTAGATCTTTTACTGATAATCCTTTAGCCTCCATGAATGACATATCTAAGTTCTTGTTGATGAGAGATTCTACTTTTTGAGTTAAGTCTACACCCTCCTCTAAAGCAGTTGTCTTCTCAAGTCCCACAAGTAAGATAATAGGTTGAATAAGGTCTTTGATAGATAGAATGGATAATAGGTAGTCTTTTAATATATACTCCTTAATCTTTCCTGTAATGTATCCAAATAGAGGCGTTCCGGCTAAGTAACGTTTATCATAAGAGGTAATTGTTCTTTGTTCTCTTCCTCTCTCTACATTTAATTTTGTTACCGCTTCTTCTCCTTCTATTTCTGCATTAAGTTGTTTTAGTCTGTCTGTGGATATATCTTCGTCAAACTCAAGCTTATAATCGTAGGTAGAGATGGAAAATATTTGATCCTTAGAAAACTCGTGCATCTCTCCAGCCATATCGTAGGTGAAGTATGAATCGAGCTTAGAATCTTTCCATGTTGATATTACCTTTGTTGGATTCTTTAAATACCTTAGCTTGCATGTTTTCTTATCCGCAGAGAGTTCCATAGCATAACTGTAGCTCCCGTAATAAATAAGCTCTGAGATGTCCGATGTAATATGTTTTATAAGCTGCATCTCGTTAAGAATTCTGTTGATGTCAGCTTCTGCTTCTGGGTCATCTGGGAGTGAGATTATATTAGGGTTGTCAGTTATAATAAGCTCCATTAACGCGTCCTTTATAACGTCAATCGAGGTCTTAGTAATGTGAAACTCTAAGTAAGACGTAAGTTCATCTATCCTTTCTAAATATCGTGTGAGTGACGTTCCAACTATCGAGTATATTTTATTGGCATCGACTCCTCCCCCTACAGAGCTATTATATGACCCTGGAGAGATGATATTTGACTGTACTGGAGCGTAAGGCGAACCTTGTCTAGCGCCCCAAGAAGTCATATTAGGAGATGAACCAAAAACTAGATTTGCGAAAGTTCTGATTGCACTCATAATTATAATTCATTTTCAGTTAGAGCAGGGACAAGGTTTTACCCTCATCCTTACCCTTTCTATTTCTACTACTAAATTTATTCTTATTGTCCGTAGATAGCTTCCTGCCAAGTTCCAGAACCACCTTGTAGTTGTGTTTTCTGAGCAGCAGTAGCGATAGTGTTGTATCCAGCTGGAACTGTAACTTCGAATTTCTGTACTAAGTCGCTAGTCAAGAATTTAACTCCCTCATAAGAGAAGATTCCTGAAGCAGACTGAGTAGGGTTGTTGAAGTTTCCTACCTCTGGCAAATCGTTAACTGGTAAGAAGATACCTCTAGCGATTGGAGCCATAAGTCCGTCAGCAGTTTTGTGGATAGCGTATCCTTCGAACGGCTTAACGTGAAGAGACTGAATAACTGGGATACCATTGTAGTAACCGATTAAGTCTTCAACGTAAGCAGATTCTTTATTTTCAACGAAAGCACCTGTAACTTTAGCTGTTTTGAAGATCTCAGCAACTCTAATACCTACAACGTAAGCAGAAGATCTAACTGATTTAAATGATCTTGTAGCTAATTCAGTGTCAACTTGAGTAAGCGCGTGTTGGAACAAGTAGATGAACTGATCCATACCGTTAAGCTTAATAGAGTGACCTGACAAGTCTACAGCGATAGTGTTTCCTCTATATCCATTAAGAGCCTCAACTGCAGTTTGGTTAATAAGTTTCAAGTAAGTTTCCATTACTCTCTGCTTAAGAACTTTCTTCAAGTCGATACCCATAGATCTGTTAGCTACGATATTAGAAACCATGTTATGCTCAGCCACGATTGATTGAGGGAAAGCATTAAGTTCATAGTATCCTAATTGATCTTTTACTCTGTTGATTGGTTTTCTTGGAGTATCGTATGCAACTTCAATAGAGTATTTGTGGTTAGTAGTCATGTTAGCTCCCAATTTAACTTTGATAGCTCCATTTCTATAGTTTACTGAACCTTCTTTAACTCTACCAGCTGGTGCCAACAATTCTCCTTGTCCGTTGTCAGTGATCACAAATGTATCCTTAACAACTTTAGTAGCAGCATCAAACTCAGTGATAGTGATTGCCAAGCTACCTGGAACGAACGCACCTTTAGCATCCATGTAAGAAATCTCATCAGTAGCAGAACCGTCGAAAGTAGCTACATGTTGAGCAGAGTTTACATTAGATCTCCAGTGACCAGAAACAGTATCGTATTCCATATCTCTACCGATGTTTCTAGCTACTACAGATGGATCACCTTGTCTAGTTTGTCCAGCTAAAGTACCAGTAACAGTTTTATCAGCAGGGATTGGAGTTTCATCGTTCCCTACAGTTACTAGGTCAAGGAATGCCAACATTTGTCTAGGCTGTTCCATACCTCTTTCTACTGCGATAAATCCAACGATAGACTTAACCATGGCAGCAACAGTTACATCAACGAACTCTTGTCCTGTAAGTCCTCCTAATTGGTTTAGACCTGTAGTACCAGAGAATGTTCTTGTATGTGCATCTAAGTTAGAGAAAGCTTTTTGGTAAGCCTCCAATCTTTGTGTAAGGTCGTTAGAACTCAATGAAGAGCTAGCTAACTTTCTCATCAAACCTGCATCACTCTTAACCTCAGAGAAGTAGCTAGCAGATGTATTTGTATTTGTATTAATTCCGAATCTCATGTCTGTATTCTAATCTATATTTTCTATTATTAAATCAATTCATTAATCCCTGAAACGTCAGCTTTTGGCTCTAATCTAAAACCATTCTCATCCAACAATTCATTCACGTTAGCAGCGATTTCCTCAGCTTTATCTTCAGTCTCTTGGTGGAAATCTAACAATTCTTGACCTCCTAATTCTGGGTCCAAGTCAGCTAAATCTTCTCCTGTAAACTCAAGTCCTGCATCTGAGAATGATCTGATGTAAGATTGAACTTTAATAGCCTCTACTTCTTCATCAGCAACCTCTGCATTAGGAACTCCAGCTTCGTCAAGTGCAGCTTTTGCAGCCTCTACAGTAGCTTCTTCATCATTAGCTCCCTCTTCTTTAGCCTCAGAGAACGCTCTTACGAATGCTCCTAGGTATGGGTTAGCGTTAAACAAAGATTGTACTTTAGTTTCAGCTTCTTCCTCTTCACTTGTTTCATCAGCAATGTCAGTAGCTAGAGAAGCCTCTTCAGTAGCCTCAGCAGCAGCTTCTTGGTCAGAAGCACCTTCAGCTTTAGCATCAGAGAAAGTTCTAGTCCATACATTCCAGTAAGTGTTAGCAAGTCTAGATTGAACAACAACTGCTTCTACTTCATCTTCTCCATCAACATCACCTTCAAGAACATCATCTAAATCCTCAGAGAACATTCTTCTACCAGCCTCGATTCCTGCTAAGTAAGCTTGTTGTTTAACTTCTTCTTGCTCTTCTTCGATATCTCCTTCAATATCTTCTAGTTCTTCAGCAAACATTCTTCTACCTGCTTCAATTCCAGCTAAGTATAGAGATTGAGCTTTAGTTTCAGCTTCTTCAGCCTCTTCAACTTGAGCAGCAGTATCAGCAAGTGCGTCTTCAGCAGCAGCATCGATATCTACTTCTCCTTCTTCTCCTGAATTAGCTTTTTCTTCGATTTCAGAGAATAGTCTCATTGCGAAGTTATCTCTATATAAAGAAGCAAACTCTCTTGAACCTGTTTCTTCTTCTACTCTATCTGCAGCCTCATCAATGATGTCCTCTAACTGATCTGCAGAGATATTTTCAGCTGGGATGATTACTGTACCGTCATTCAACTCACTGAAGTATCTTTTCATGTATTTACTCATTATAATATTTTACTTAATTTGTTATTTACTATTTTATTTTATCCTTCTTCCACAAATCTCTTAAATAGGTTTAACTTTTCCTCAGGCATAGCGTCAAAGAATGATACCTTAAGAAGTCCATTATCATAATCCATTGAATAGGCTCCTACATCTAAATTCTCAATAAACTCCTCTACTACATCTAAATCTTCGCTATCGAGGTCGTTAATGTAAAACTCTGTAGTCTCATCTATTCCTACTACTTTTGCTGGCTTCTTCGGTTCATCAATTACCACTATAGTATTATCCTCTTCTGGTAAGTTGTCCCCTTCTAATAAAGACTGTAGAATAACTCTATCTTGTAGCTGTCCACTTACTATAGGTTGTCCTCCTCCTCTTTGTAACTTATCTATTCCTAATTTCTCAAGTATCGCATTAACTAGTAAAGTGTAGTATTGTTGGATTTGAGATGTGAGGTTTCGTGGCAGGACTCCATTTGATCCGTGATTAGCCTTATTGATTAATTTTGAAAGTTGCATACCTATTCTAGTAATCTCCCCTGAACCCGCTCTTGAAAGTCCTAGAATAGTGTTTAAATTTCCTCCTGATTGTGACATCTGACTCTTAGCGAGCATTATCATCCTAGTTAGCTCTGAAGAAACATATGTGACAACTGTATTAATTTCGCTCTGTGCTGTATCTGATTTAAGGCTTCTAACATACTTTCTAACGGACATCATGAGGAACCTAAACTGATTCTTAACGTCCATGCTCATGTATCCAATAATAGCCTTCATATTTAAGTTTACACTGGCAAATTCTCTTGTCTCTGCTTCGTTGTCTTCAAAGTCTTCACTCTTAAGGATTCGTCTCATTTCAGTCTCAGAGTCTACATTAGAGGAAAATCTCCTATCTTCAACCTTTGCTTCTCCACTATCTAAAAGCTCGGTTATCTCTTCGTCTGTGTATTTCTTAAACTCCTTAGTATCCATATTGCTCTAATTTTGACATCAACCTATTATAACTATCTTTGACGTCATCTGGTGAATCGGCAATCTCGTCATGTAATATCACCATACATTCTTTCTTTGGGTGGAAATCTAACCCTAGTGAGTCTGATAGCATTCTTACTGTCTCCTCTTTATTGTTATCATCTATCCTGAAAGTGTATTGTACGGAATTATCATCATTAGAGAATACCTTTGTGAAGCTTTTAGAGTGTAGTTTAAATCCACTATCTCTTTTAGCTTTAATTGTTACTTCTATCATATCTCTAAAATATATTCTGCATCAAACTTACTTGCGCTGCTCTAGCTTTATCTTCCTGAACACTATCCTTTGCATATAACCCTTGAAGCATATCTATTTGTCTGCCCATGGATGATTTAAGTGATAGTGAAGCTGCATGTTCCAAATCCTCTGACATATTAAGTAAACAGGAAGCAACGGCATCAGCAAGGTCTTTACTAAATTTACCACCTCCAGCTACTGTTGAACCTCCTGAATTAGCGTTAGAGATGTGGTCTATCTTCCCGTCTATATATTGCAGGTAGGTTAGTTCATTCTTCAGCCACTTAGAGCTTGGTATCTTTATTCGGTTAGTGTATATTGTATTCTTTAAGTTGTTATACCCTACATCTGTTCTATCTAGTGAAATGTATTTTGTAGGTATTTTTAAGTGTTCTAATTCCTGCATTAAGAGCTTACTTTGAAACTGGTCACAACTTACTCCTCCAATCTCATAGTTCTTATTAAGCTCCATTATCAGGTCTTTTATTTTAGCGAGCGAAGTTTCCTGTCCTGGTTTTCTTCCTATCCCGCATACTGTATTAATTATAAATGTAGGCTCTTTCATCTTAGGGTTATTAGGGAAAGGATAAATATACTCATCAAAATATCCAATCGCTATACCCGCTAAGTCATTTGAAGTTGCTAAGTCGAGTCCTACATATACTACTTTATTCTTTGGTATTCTAGATAGTGAGGTGTCAAGTTGTGAATATATCCTGTCCTCATTATCATAAAAATCTACCTCTATTACATCTTTATTTAAATGCGGGAGGTTGAATACTTGAGATAACTTAGATTTGTCCTTAAAGAAATATCCTCCTCCAAGCTCATGTGTAACTCCTGCATGGTCTCTTAAAGCTTTTGCAGTGTTATTCATGAAAGGTACTCTAAGTTCTTCTGGTACTCTTATGACTTTATCTTTATCGAACTTAGGGTCAAGCTCTTCTATTTTAAAGCTATCTGGAAACACAAAAGGGTCATTCATCTGGTCTCCACAATAAACATAAAATTCACCTTCAACAAAATAACGTCCTGGTAAATGCTCCTTAGCTTTCCACTCGCTCATCTCTACGTTATATATCTCTGGGTTAGTGGATAGAAAGTCATTAACCACCGATACCCCTGAGTCTGACGGTGATGAGTCGAGTACAATTAAGGTGAAGTATTTTCTAACATGACCAAAACGCCCGGTAACCCTTCCTATTAGTGATTCAATGGCACCTTTAGCTCTAGCGTAGTTATCCCAGAAGTTTACCTCCGAAAGTACTGCACAAATAAGGTCACCCCCTAGAATTGATTTAATGTTTCTCTCCCCACCAATCTTGTAATCTAGTATATTGTGCGATACCATTCCAGATTTCCAGTAAGGTGATTGTTCTTTGATAGTTGCTAGTGGTTCTTTAAAGTCGGATATTGTTTTCTCCATCTTTGTGTGAACCAGCCCCATAACCATCTCTTTACCTGTCATCCCCCTTATAAAATCTTGGTTGTCTAGGTGGTTTATTCTACACTCTACATACGACATCATAATAGTTGAAACCGTAGACTTCCCGCAACCTAAGGCACATGAAAGCGTAACTATGGGATGTCCAATGTGTAATCTTGTTGGGAATATATCTTCAAGTACTGGCATCCACGCTGGGTATAAAGCCTTACCTGACATCCCCGTTTCTTTAAGCCCTAAGTAGTCATTATCCATTAAATAGGTGCTAATCTTAGGTGGTAGCTTTCTGTAACCGAGTATCTTAGCTAATGCTTTCATCTCATCTGTTACATCATCGTTAGAGAAAGGGTCGTTTAGCCATCCTCCATATTTAGCCCTTAGTTCTTCATCTGTTAAATGCTCGTCTTCGGGCTTCTTACTTCTTGCTGGGTGGTTTGATATTCCCATAAGCTCTATTCATTTACATATTGGACAACGAGGGGCGAACCCCTGCTGTCACTTTATTGTTTAACTATTAAAATTCTAAAACATCATTTGTCAGTCTAATAACCAGTGTATCTGTTAATAACGTCGATACGTATGGTTCTAAACCTGGATCTAGCTCCTCTATTGTTTCTAAAATTTCCTCTTGATAATCTGCTACAGACTCTCCTCTTACCTCTATTGCATTAATGTCAAACAAGCTCGTGAAAGTGAAGTCTGCATCCTTATAGATTTTTCTGAGTTCTTTAATTAAGCTGTTATGGTTAGGTTTTATATTTGAGGATTGGTTATTATAATTTACAACTGGAACAAATGTCTCTGGCCCTAGTATGATTTGTGCCCCGTCTGGATACTCGAAAAGTTCTCTGCCATCTCCTATGCTGTCGACCCTTTTCAAATATAGTGATTGTGGTCTTGTCTCTTCTCCTTCTGATGGCTGTTCCTCTCCTTCTCCCTGTGGCGGCATCTCCCCTTCATAATTTTCTCCTTCTGGTGGACCTTGTTGCTGTTGTTCCTCCATTTGTTTAGCTTCCTCTTCCTTTTTCTCCCTCTCTATATTGTCAGCTTTAATATCTTCTAAGTCCATACCCTTGTCAAGCTGTCTGATGAGTCTTTGTCTATCTTCGTAACGTGCGTTTAATCCTTCTGGCTCACGTGTTGGAGAATAACCTAAGAATACATCTAAAGCTTCTCTCGGGTCGGTTACCTTAGCTAATTTACTATCCCAGAGTTCTAGAGTCATTTGGTGTGGTATTCCCTCTTTATAAAGTTTAGGAAGACCGTTATACTCTATTACTGAAAGATTCCCATCAAAGTACCAATTAAAATACTTAAGTCCCTCAGCTTCGACTCTACCCTCTAGTGTTTTGATCGTGATATTACCTCCGTCTGATTTTTTTGTATTATCGATCATCTCTGCGAAGTACTTACTACCTCTGAATAAAATCTTTCGTCTCATTGTACTCCTGGGTTTAATTTTCGTTTTTCAAATTTTTAACCAGTTCTATTAGTTCTTCTCTAGTTAAGTTTTCAATTCTAGCATCTAACTTCTTTGACTCTAAATAGTGAGCGTAAGAGAGTATAGCGTGGTTATCTTCACCTAGAACTTTACTTAATATTTTAGAGAACCAATTACCAGTCTTATTCAATTCTCCCTCTACCTCTAAAGCACCTGTTGAAGATGAGATAGTGATGTCGGGTTTTGAAAATAGGGTGTCTTCCTTAGAGGTTATAAAGTCTTCTAGGAATTCCCCTGCTATTACATTACCTAAGATGTCTATGGCTACAGCTACTCTCATGCATAAATAAGATATCACGAAAAGTATACTGAGTCCAAAGTTCTTAAGCATGGTTAGAAACGGATTAACTTTACACTCCTTAGCATACTTCCCTATAGTGTAAATAAATCCTACAGGTAAAAGTATTGTAGCTATAACTATGGATGCAAGTAAAGCTATTGGTCCGCTTATTAATCTCTTTATCATTTTATTAGATTGCTTGTATTTTGTTAGCCATCGTAGACCATCCTGAAGCAGCTTTATAATTCTCAACTTGGTCAGCTGGAACCTTAATTACATTTCCTTCATTCTCCTTAAATTTAAACTTAGAGAATTCAAGCACTCCTGGGTATTCTAGAGTAAGCTCCATTTTACCCTTAGGCGTTGATCCTGTAAATCCAATATCCTCAATCTTATCGGAAGTAACCCAAGCTGGTAGTTTAACCTTTAACTCAGCATTGTTATCTCTATAGTGATCTTGTTTAGTTGTATCAATTTGAAGTGTGATAGAGTTAAGATTAGCTGGAGCAGAATTTATATAATTAAACAATCCAGTAAAATCTGAGCTATTCCCTGCAGTTACTTCTATTCTAGTTAACCCACTCCAATCTTCATCTTCTTTAAGTGATAAGTTTTCGATTCCCACGTAATTAGGTAAAGCGATGCTAATACTACTAATCGGCATAAGGTTATTCTTAGATCCGTCAGTAGATTCTTTAGCAAACATTCTACCTGCTGTGATAGTTAAATCCGTACTACTAGATACTTCTCCCTTATGGAATAATGTGGTAAAGTTCTTAAGTTGATTATAAGTTATTGTGTAGTCAGGTAAGTGAAGTTTCAGTTTTCCTGCGTTGTAATTAGCCTCCGCTGCTTTAGATAGAAGACTTCCTCCCTGGTTAGAATCAACTCCTCTTCCTCTAAATTCTCCAGTGGTTGCGAGGGATAAATTAGCGTATTTTACACCTTCTAAGAGTCCTGCGATTACGGAATATTGGTAATGCAAATCACTGTTGTCAGAAGATTGAGGGAATATTTCAACCCTAGTGATTGTAGTAGACTCATTGATTTCCTTAAGAAGCTTATCTGTAATAATAGGGTTAGGTAGATTATAGAATGAGCCTCCTGCACCAAAAACTATCTTACCTCCCGTTTCACTAGCATCTAATAGTTTACCTACATTACTATCTCTTTGGAAGAACTCTATCAATCTATCTACTGAACCTGCAGCTGGACTATTGTCTTTAACTATAAACTTAAGTCCATCTATATTAATCGATTCATCTAGTGGGTGACTTGAAAGATCTTCTGTAAATGATTGACTTGGAATTGTATCTTTACTTAAATTAACTGTTCCGGTAATCTTCTTAATCTTTCTCGTAAGTTCATTTGGAGTCGTTAATTTATAAGTAGCTGCCTGTAGTAGTAAAATATCCGCACTTGATGTAGTAGTCCCTGTAGTTTTAACATTAATATTCTCTAGTGGAAGTTCGTTTATTACAGTATCACTTGAGTACATGAACATCTTTTCTACTTGAGACTTATTAGTTACTGTAAGCTCTGTGATTTTACCGTAATTCCCTATACTAACTCCTGGGAATGTAGATGGCAATTCTAAGCTTCCTGTAAAATCAAATCTACCGTTATTAGTATCTATCTTTGTAATTCTCTCTAAATCACTCTTCTCAACATCATAAATAATTCCTGAGTTAAAATTCGCTACTGAACTAAAGTCTGGATACTCTGTCATTGTAGTCGGGAATTTAACCTTCTTAACGTTTTGTAGAGCTGGTTTAGTCTGAGCATTCTCTAAGTTAATTGAATGAGAACCGCTAAGATCTAGTAATTCAATCTCTGCCCCTTTTGTTTGTTCATCTGTGTAAGAGTTAGAAATAGTACTTGTAACATATCTCTTAATTTTACTTCCTGATACAAACGGTGAAATAGCCTGTGAAGATGGGTTTAGTGAAGAGTATCTATTTAAGTCAAATGTATCAATATCTGCATAAATAGAACCTCCCTCCCAACTTGCTATAGAAATCTCACTTTGAATACTTGTTACTGGGAATTTACCATGGAATGACCCTTGATGTAGAGACACACTTCCTGGATGCCAACTTCCTGCTACATCTCTAATTTCAGTAATCTCAGCTCCTTTAAATACATTCTTAGGGAAATCTGTTGTGTTAGCAGGGATCATTCTCACCTTACTATCCATGAACATCCCCTCTGTAAGTTTACCTTCTAACTCTCTAGGTACTTCTGAAATCGCTGACCCTTTGAATAAATATTTCCCGTAAGTTCTAGTTTCTTGTGCCCATGTATTTGGAAATTCGAATCTAGTAAGTGGGTATCCTTCAAGAGAGTAGTCTTTAAGATTTACTAGTGAGTTTGGTAATTTAATATTTGTATAGTTGATTGGATTTATAGAACGGAAATTAGGAAGCCACTTTTCAGGTAGTTCTGTTATTCCCTCTTCTAAATCAATCGTTATCTTAAAAATTTGTTCGTTACTAGGTTGACCCAAATTATTCTTTACCTTATAAGCTCTTTCAATAGTTCCTAGTGGTATGCCCCTACCAGTTGAATCGGTTACATACATATTGAAAACCCCTGCTTCTGGTAATTGAACGAAATAAGTTGAGCTTGGTTCTAGTACACTTGGTAATTCGCTAACTATATACTCCATGTTCCGATTCTTTGGTTAGTTATTGTTGATGGTTTAAATGTGATAAGCTGAGTGTTCTTTACTACATATATCTCGGTCAAATCTCCCTGTGCATTCTTAACGTAATATGTACCGTCCTTAGCTCTGTCGATTTCGTCTTTACTGTCTACTATGAATACCGTCTCCTTTGGTGGTTCTGGTGCAGCTAGTGTATGATCAAATCTATGTCCACCTAATACAGCTATAATCTTCTTAATTGAATGTGAAACTGCATCTAGTAGGAAATATACCTTATCACCAGTATCAGCAATGATAACCTGTGACTCTGATGTAATAAGCTCTACCTCCTTCTTTTCTGTTGGTTGTGGTTGCGGTACAGGCGATGGTGATGGTACATTTGGCCCAGGAGTAGGAACTGGCTGTGGAGTGTTATTGTCTGTAGTTGGAATCTGAAGTGTATAAATAACTCCCTCCTTAACTACATAAACTTCTTCTACCTTATCTACTACTCTTTTATAATATACACCCTCTTTGCTTGGATCTACGTCAGCTTTACTTGCTACTAGATTAACCGAAGGGCTTATAGTTTGTACTCCCCCTGTTCTTGCCTTTATTTCTAGATCATCTTTTGTTGGGTTGTAGACGATCATAACAGACTCATCAAGGTGGAATCTATTGTTCTTTAATGAAACTACTGAGTCCTTGTTGTCGTTATCCACTCTCCCTGGTACACTTGGCTGTTGAGGCTGTGGTACTGGTGGTTGTTGTGGAGTCGGCGATGGACGGTAGTTGTGTGAAAAATTATTTAGCGGCATGCCTATTTGATTTTATTTGTTTATTTTGGAGGAGTCTGGATTATTTCTCTAACTCCCAGTCTGTTGCTTCACTTAAGTACATTCCTTTGTTTTCGTATCCAGCTAAACTATCTTTACACTCTTTTTGCGTAACGATAAGTAGCCCTAATTTGAAAAGCTCGTTAATGTACTCTACTTCAGATGGGAATTTTGATTTATTTAATTTTAAGACCTCAGCAAGTATTTTAACCTGATTATAAGAATAGCTAACGTAACGAGTCTTTTGCCCTTGTAAACGCTCATCCTTAATCTTCTCAGTTTTCATTACTTTCTCTGTCTCACTCCAAACTTCTATTTCTTCTTCTATTTCTTTAAAACACGTATCGACAATTCTAAGTGTATAAGTTTGGGAAGCAGGTCTGTTAATTATCTCCTCTATCTCCATTCTTATAAATCCCGACTTAGCCTCACCGAAAAATAGTTCTTTGTTTGATCTAATTGCTATCATCTTCTTATTTGAGGATTGCTTTTATATATACTTTCTTAGGATTAACACCTCTTGCGGAAAACACATTAACCTTCTCTGGTAATCTAAGGTGATTTACTCCGTTCTTTTGAATTAATGCATCTTGAGGGTTTGCCGTTCTTACTATAGTGTTGTTATCATACACTACAGTGAACTCTTGAACCTCTAAAATGTTATCTATATTCGGTATGTTTCTGATTAGTACAGTTTGAACATCTGGCTCTGCTGCTCCTAATCTTGAAATATCTAACTCATTACCCCATAAGAACCAGCTATCTATTACGAAATCATCTACTCCTAATTTTACTTCAGAGATGTGTGGTTGCCATTCAGTAGCCTTAGTTCCTCTTTCTATTTTGTATCTTCTAACATCTATAGCTACTCCAGGTACATTTGAATTAAATCCACTCCAATCTGTTCCATTAATCCAATTTTCTCTCTTAAGTCTAGTCCAAACATTAGGTGGTACATTTTGACCCCAGATTGTTATGCTGCTTGTGTGAGAGTGTCTAAAGTCCATTGATATAGAATAACCCCCTTTGTTAGTATCAGGTATCTTCTCTAAATTACCCATATTGAATCCGTAAACTCCAACTGGTGTATCTGAAGCTGGTGTATATCTAACAAAGTAACCTGTAGTATCTGATAAAACTTGTGGTGTTCCAGATTTAGCTGAGTTAGGAGTAAACATAGGTGTAGCTGTTCCTTTTGCTAAGTTGTTTATTCCTATTACTATGTTCTCTATTTTACTATCAACTTGAGCTTTAGAATACCCGTCTACTGCAGAACCTCCTCCTGATACTACTCCAAACTCAAGGATCTTCTCTGTTATAAATCTAGCCAACTTTCTATGTCCAGTTTTGTTGGGATGCAGACCATCTGAATAGTATAATTGGTGGTTGAAGTTTGTAAATCCTACCTCTCTTGTATCGATATATTTAAGACCATAAAGTTTTGCTATTTCAATTACCCTATCTGCATACTTATCTACTACTGCACTTATATCTGCCTCTGAGTTCTCGCTAAACGCTTTTAATGGAGTAAGAAGAACCACCTCTGCCTTAGCATGTCTCTTAAGCAGCTTCTCTAGATATAATTGATATGCTCCTGTGAACTCTCTGAAATTAGTGTTGTTGTTATCCCAGGTTCCTAGACTTCCTTTTGGCTTAATAGTCCCTAAGTTATTACTGTGACCTGCAACTCCATCATTCCTTAAGTCATTAGCTCCCATTAATATAAAGATATAGTCGCTATCCTCTGCTAATAATTCAGTTCTACCTAAAGTAACATTATAGTAAGACCCATCAGTTAATTTGGTAGCCTGCATTGTTGTACCAGAAATAGCATCTATACTTCCTTTAGTCCCTCCTGTAAGCTGTAATAACTGACCTATCCAAGTGTCATCAAAGGTATATTTTGTGGTCGTATTATACTCAGCAGAAGTAGCTCCAAAGTTAGTTATAGAGTCTCCTACAAATGAAATCTTCTTAGCTGCTAACTTATTTACCGCATTTGGAACTGGAGATGGAGTTGTCTTTTCACCTACAGCATCCATTGGTACTACATTCACAGATCCATCATGATTCATTACTAGTACTTTAGCTCTGGATGTATCTGCAAGGTCTAATGTGTAGGTTGTATTTAAATTGAGTTTACCGTTGATCGTTAGGAATCTATCATTGAAATTACCGTAGATCAAACTCTGTGAATACTCTGTTCTTGCTGTTTTTGAGTTATGTATCGCTAGTAACCCATCGTGGAAACCTGTAGGTAAGTTAATATGTTGACCTAATACTACAGAGTTGGCCATATTGGTTACCCCTCTAGCTGTATAGTTAAAGTTTCCGAGTACTAAGTTGTTATAACCTCTGTATTGTGTAGTAGCCCCTGAAGCACAACCTATATAAACACTTCCAACTACTCTAGTCCCGTTTGTGGTTAGTAGAGCTTTAGAACCTATTAAGATTGATGCTGCATTGGCTGATATTGTATTGTCTTGTTGGTTAAAGTTGAATAAATCTGTAGCTGCCCATTTTTGTCCCCCTGTAAGATAAGATTCAAATATAGGCGAAATGTTAGTTATATCATCTTTACCTTTTCTTGCAGCTGGGTGAAGTCCATTTCCTGCTTCCGCCCCTACGATTGTTAAGGATGTTGCCTCTGTTAAGTTAGTCCCAGAGTTTACCCCTATGATTGTATTGTTGTTACCTGAGGCTTGTTTATATCCTGCAAAAGCTCCTAGGTAAGTATTATTTTTTCCTGTTGTTAGTGCACCTCCCGCAGACATTCCTATCCACGTGTTGTAAGAACCTGATCTAGCTTTTACATTCTCTTCATTATAAGTACCAAATCCAAAGTCATAAGAAGGATAGTAAGCTCCAATAGCGGCTGCGTTACTTCCTTTCTTTGGATCAGATGTACCATAATAAAACTGAACTGGCCTACCTGCATAGTCTCCTTCAGCTAATATATCCTTTAAAGCACTAACATTTGAACTGCCACCCCCTAGATTTAACGCTTTACCTTTTGAGTCTGTTATTAAGGATTTAGCTTCTGTTTCTGAGGTTTGGTGTATGTATATCGTGTTCGGGTCATTTCCTGTGCTTCCTGGTGTAGGTGATGTCCCCGATTTCTTTATTAATTTATACTTTATCTTATTTTCTGCCATCTCTCTAAATTTATCTATTCGAAATCATCTCCCGAAACTGTATCTTCAGAGAGTAACTTTTTCCAAGCTGCAACATCGATATCAGAAGAAGTAGCCTTGAGAACTCCCTCTATACCTACCTGCCCCTTTATTTCGGAAGTAGTGATACCAAGTTTAGTTTTCCAAGCATCTACATCAATCTCACTAGAAGTTGCTTTAAGAATTGGATTAAGATCTGCTGCTGGTGGTGCTGACGTTACATTTAAAACCTCTTTCCACTTAGTTACATTGATCCCCTCTGCATTTTGTTTAAGCTCATTTAATCCTAATCTTTCCTTTAACTTTTCAGCATTAATATCAGTTCCATCTTTCTTAGCTAATGTATCAATGTCAGAAATACCTAGCTTATCTTTCCAGAGTGTAACTGAGATATTTTCACCATTAACTCCAGCTTTCTGTCTTAAGTCTAATTGAATATCCCCTTTAAGTGTTTCTAGGTCATTTCTATTAGTTAGGTTAGTTGTATCTGGAATATTTAGTTTGCTTCTCCAATTATCTACATTTATTCCTTCTCCTGAGCTGTAGTTATTCTTTAGTTCTTGGAAGTTTGTGATTAGTGAATTTAGTGAGTCATCTGATATACCTAAGACTGATCTCCAAGTATCTACACTAATATTACTCGCATCAACCTTAGCTAAAACTGTAGTATCTATTCCAAGTCTATTTCTTAAAACCTCTATATCAATATCATAACCACTTTTACTTGCTAGGCTTCTGATTGCGTCTAAAAGCTCATCTCTAGTTACTCCTGAAGATTGAGAATTATTTATAACCCCCAATCTTTCTTTAATTTTTTCAATGTCTATATCTGAACCATCCTTCTTAGCTAATAAATTTAACTCAAGGATATTTTTAAGGTAAGATAGATCAACATTTGTAAAGTCTTTGTTAGCTAGGAATGAAGAAAATACAGCATAGTTTAAGTTTGTACCATCTATATTTAATTTCTTAGCCAACTCTTGCATAACCTGAGAATTAGATCCACCACCAGAGTTACCTTCCCTAGCGGATATAATTAGATCGTCTTTAATCGGGTCATAAACAATCATTACCGACTCATCCAAGTGAAACCTATTGTTGATAAGAGAGACTGTGGAATCTAGCTTATCTTCTTCTTCTGTGATTTCTGGTTGAGGGGTCTGACTATTATTGTTGTTTTGATTAGTCTCCTCTATTTCTAGTGAGCTCTGGTAAACACTCGTATCTGGTATATATGAATGTCTGATAATTTTCTTTGCCATTGCTCTTTTTATTATTTATTTTAGTCTTTATTTTCGTTTAGTATTGTTTCATTCAATTTTCTTAGTACTCCCATAGTTGCCTCGTCTTTTCCAGTAAGTCTAAGTTTATCATCACCTCTAGAAATCTCTCCTGACAATCTTTGAAGCTCTACATCTGAATGCTCTATCTTAATTTCTTCATATACCTGGTTGATCTTAGTCATGTAATCCAGAAGTTTATCTATCATTACATACCTATCTTGAATCGGAACATCATTACCTAAAGGCTTACTAATCTCATCTACAAGTCCAGCTATAGTAATCATAAGTCTCTGGTAAATTACTAATCTGAATCTGGAATAAGCCTCACTCAAGTAAACCTCAAATACCTGTAACTCTTTTGGATCGATTATACTCTTGAAGTTTGACATTATTGTTTCCACTTCTAGGTTTATATTCAGTCCGTATTTTTGGTTGTAGGAAATGTATAGGTCTTTTATTGAGTCTAGTGTTTCAGCTGTCACCTTTCCATATTGATACTGTGAAGGTGAGTCTGCTGTAAAAACTATAGGTGTAATTGAGTCCTTCTTTATTGGATCAACTGCATTCATTCTCCCTCTAATTAGATCAACTTCATCAAGGGAGGCAGAACTAAAATCATCAACTTGGATATAATCTGTCCCTTTCTTTTTAGCCATCTCTTTTAGTTTTTGGTTTTGTTTCGAGTTCTTCTCTCATATATAAGGCTTTGTGTTCAAACTGTAGGTATTTTTGGGGTATTTTTTGGCTATGAGAAGTTGTTGAAAATCAGTTGAATCTTTGCTAACCTCGATGAATAAAGGGATTATCGGTAAAATGAGCTGAAAAAGAGAAAATTAGAAAAGGCTTATGTTGAAATTTGGGGGTAGGTTTTTGAGTAGAATTTAAACAGTCTCTGGAAATGCTTATGAATAAAGGCTTAACAATAAAGCGCCCCATGTTGGTTAGTTAAACTCAAAATTAACTGAAAGGAAGTAAAATCGAATAGTTGAGTTAAGAGTAAATAGGTAAAACTTCTGTAGAGCTTCATAAAGGTATCAAAAATCGATTATCTATATCTAAGTAGTATGTTTATATTGATTTAAGGAAGAAGTTAGCTAAAATAGGGCTTATCTTTCGTTTTTAAAAGTAACCCATGTTGACTAGTTAAACCTTAAGTGAACTGAGAGGAGTTGTATCGGAAATAACTGAACAAAGATATAACCCTTTCTTGGATCAACTGGGAGGGTCGGTCAGAGCCCTCCCCAGATTAACTAAAATAATTATCAAAAAAAAAAAGATTAACTATTTCTTGGTTGAATCGGAGGAGCCCTTACGGCTCCGACTCCTTAACTAAAAAAAAACAATTAATTCAATTCTAAAGTTAGACTCAGTTGGAGCGAAGTGAAACGAAGCGACACTATAATAATATTAATATATCCTTATAACATGGGTAGGTTTATATTTCATTGATTTTCAGTTAGTTAAATAAATAGGTAAGCTAATAGGTTGATTTTTAAGGTTTTAACTGTTTAGCTCATCTTTTTACAATTTTTAGTTTATTTTCATGAGCGAAGTGAAACGTAGTGAATCTCTCATAATAATATTAATATTCCTTATAACATGGGGCGGTTTTTGTTAAAGTCTATAAATCAGTAAGTTACAACACCTGGCTTTCATAAACCTATCAAAAATCAACTAAAATATCTAAAGTGGTATAATTATATTGGAAAATAGAGAAAGTGTCTTAAATCGAAGATATGATACCTTAAATTGAATGTTATAGTTTTTAGTTGAGGTTAAGTTTATCTATTTTATAATACCCAAATTAACTAAAATAAATTACCTTAAAAATAAAAAAATTGAAAAAGATTTGGTAGTTATAGAAATTTATGTAACTTTGCAGCGTAAAAAAAAATAAAACAAATTATGATAGATTTTGAATTGCACCCAGTAGAGGAAAAAATTAAGAACAAAGAAAACATAACTAGTCTTGAAATTACGGAATTAGTTAATTATTACGCTAAGTTAGTTAATGAAGTACCTAAGAAGGGAAAAACTCATGATCAAATTACTGACTATATATGGGAGGTTTTCAAAATAGGAACCCCAGAGGAGGAGACAGTGGAAACCGGAGCATACGCTGATAGTAAAAATAGAAAGAGAGTTTTATATACATTAACTCGACCTCAGTGGATCAGGATACTTTTTAAGGTACATAACAAAGGTGTAGGAGAATTATTAAGAGAACGTTTGTCTAAATTATTGTAAAGATGAGTATAAGCTTGATAGTAATAAAATTAGAGAATAAGAATGATAAGGTTACTAGTTTAGAATTAGTTGATCAGATAAATATTCTAAGAAAAGCAGTTGGCAAGAAATCAGAATTAAAGCATAGAAATCTTCTAGCAACAATCCGTTCTGAGTTTCCAAATTGTCTTAAAACTGGAGAGGTAACTTTGATTCCAGTTACTAAGGAACTACCTAATGGAGGATATAAGAATGATCCTGTTTATGAACTAAATATGACTCAGGCAAAGCAAGTATTACTAAGAGAGTCTGCACCAATTAGAAAAATCGTAATGAATTATTTAGAGGCTACAGATATGTTCAATTCCATATTTAAACCAATTAATGTTAGTGGAATTATGGACAATGTAATAAATCGAGTAAATGAGTTGGATGACAAGTTAGAGAAAATTTTAGATAAAAGTGAAACTATAGTTATAAGTAGTAGCTCTAGTCTGACAGATCCTAAGGGTAGAGTCGAACTGAATAACTTAGTATTGAATTACAGTAAGTTAATAGGAATCTCGCTAACAAATGCTTGGGTAGAAGTTTATAGATATTTAGATCAGCTGTACGGTTTTGATGTGAATAAAATAAACAGCTTGGAGGTTAAAGAAGCAAAGATAGACAAGATTGAAAGATGTGGTTATATTAGACATTCAATTCAAATTATAAAACAACTCATCAATCAAATAAAAACCTAACAATCAATCTATTAAACTCCAATCCAAGCTAGAACTGTGTGAAAAACCTCATGAGTGAAATTATTAAAACCGAAATAATATGGAAAAAGTAATACCGCCAAGATTAATTCCCAGAGATAACAATGACTTTGCAGGACTTCTCTCTTCAATTGAATCACCACGACTATTCTCAGATTCATATTTCTCAGGATTAAACGCCTTAAGATCTCATCACTCTAATAGCAAAAAGATAAACAACCTAACTCCAGCTATGATTAATTATTTGAAAGAGTGTGGTCCATTTATTAGGGAGAGGATTGTTGAGTTTTTGGAAATGTTCGATAACCCAGCTTATGAGGCTACCTTAGAAGTTTGTAAAGAATTAGATGAAAGAGAAAAAGAACAAGATTAAGTTATTGATTATCAAGGTTATTTCCAAAATGGGAAGTCGCTAATTTAAGGTTACGATAATTGATAAAAAAAAAGATCAAACAATTAATATTATGAAAGAGAATAAATTATTAAAAGTATTTGAACATAATGACTTTGGGGCTCTAAGAAGTTATTTATGGAATGATGAGCCTTGGTTTGTTGGTGTAGATGTAGCTAGATCCTTGGGCTATAAGAATCCGTCTAAAGCATTAATTACTCACTGTGATCCCGAAAAATTTATAAAACAATACATACCCCATATTTCTGGAGTGGGCGGGGCAAGTGTTTTTCTAATAAATCAAACCAATATTATCCGATTAGTGATGAAGTCTAAGCAAGCGGGGGCAACTAGATTCCAAGATTGGGTGTTTGATGAAGTTATTCCAAGTATATTAACAAAAGGCAGCTATTCAATTAAATCATTACCTAATCCCCCAGTAAAGAATGAGCCGACTAAATACTCCACTTTAGAGGTAGCAGAGAGTTTTGGTTTGATAGAATTCACGCTAAACTGTATTTTAAAAGATTTAGGAGTTTTAGAAAAGGATTACTCTTCAGGTGGATGGGTACTAACTGAAAGATTCTTTAATCCTGATCTCGTTGTGGGAGTATGGGTTAGGAAAGATGGTAGAAAACCTTACTTTAAAACATACTGGACTGATGCAGGAGTTGAATTTATAAAAGAGTGTATTTTAGGGATGGTATCTAATCGTAACTCTAAGCCGATTCTAGTACCTCAAAATTTACAGGCACACTTAGAGTATAAAGCTGATGATAACGATTGAGAAATTAAATAGACTGAAGTTGAACCTGGAGACCTATATAAAGGAGAAACATAACACCTATTTATACCGACATAACATCAAATACCCAATAGATTACGGAAGGTCTAGATACTACATAAGATTCCAAGACAAGCTACTCAAATTAAAGAAAGCACTTGGAGTCTCTTATTTATACCAACTAAACGAGGAAGAGGATATAAACAAAGAAGAATTAAAGAGGTTATTTTTTCAGAGTAAGGCTTATTTAGATACATTAAAGCTGCTTCAAGAAATAATTCCTAGGTTTAACTCCGTATCTGCACCTAAAGATCTCCTAAATCCGTCAACCGAGAAAGCTGAGAAAACTTACGACCCAACTATTAAATTATCTATACATTGGTTTAAGAGCGATTTGATTGGAGAAGCTATGGATCCCTCAGTATTTAACTTGGTGATTTTTGATGTTTAAATTTAGGAAATGCGATAAACAGTGGAAAAATCTGTCACCTATATTCGGTTAGGTTAAACAAACTATAATAAATAGGGAGATCTTTACTATTAAACACGATGAACAGGGATCTTACACATCACAAATTAATTACAGAACTAAAAAAAAAATAACAATTATGAGAAAAGAATTAGAGTCAATTTTTAAGAACAACGAATTCGGACAATTAAGAACTTTCGTAGACTTAGAAGGAAAACCTTGGATAGCTGGGGTAGATGTAGCTAGAGCTTTAGGTTATAAGAATCCCACTAATGCAGTTAAAACCCACTGTAAGCAAAATAGAACAATTAAACATAAAATGAATCATAGGCTCAGTAACGGTAACTACGAAATTATTTTTATTGAGGAATCTAATTTTTACAGGCTAGTAATTAAATCTACCTTACCTTCAGCTGAGAAATTTCAAGATTGGGTAGTAGAGGATGTTTTACCTTCATTAAGAGAAACTGGTAAATACGAGATTAAAGAAGAATTATCTGAAGAGGAGAGATTGGAATCTATTAAGGGGACAGCAAAAGAGGATTCACAAGTTAGTTATTTAATTAAGCTGCTAGAAGATAAAGATAAAGAGTTAATAAAGGCAAAACAAGCTGCATCATTAGTTAATTCTGGTTTAACTGGATTCACAACGTTTTCTGCTAAAATGGGGTATAGACCTGATACTTTGAGAAGGATGTTAGAAGACTGTAACTTTGATCTAGATAAATACGTATACAGGAGGGATGATTTAGATGATGTATTTCTAGATAACTATACTGCGAGGGAGATTGTAGAGTCTATCGGTCGTTCTTTTAGTGACTTCATAGAGAATAACCCAGAATACGCTAGACCTAATAATGAAACTTTTGCTAGACTAATTGCACCCTAGACCTACTTCCATTCTAACCCCTAACACATGATACTAAAAGAAATAGAAACCAAATACCTCGATAGACCTCCAGATAGATTCAGCATAAACGATGAAGGATTTACTGGAGCTTTACATGTTATTAATAATCCTGAACTAGACTCTGCGGGAATTTTAAAAGAACTAATAGAATCAAAGCCAGATGGTATACGATTAGTCTCTAGATTTAAACTCACAAACCTACCCCCAGAGCTATACGATTATGAACCTTATGACATGTATCGAATCGTGAATGTAGTGCCTATGACCTTATTTAAAAGCAACTCAGCAGTCAACTATCAGGCACTAAAAGAAATAACCTATATTAAGAAAGGAAATTACCTACTTGTGAAGCCAAATGAAATCTACACACACTTGACTCATAACGGAGATTTAACTTCACTTGGATACCTCTCACTCCTCCTTAATGTAAACAACCGGGAACTATCCTATGAAATTAAAAAGAGAGGACTTAGATTATTTAACAGAAACCTTAACAAATATTTTAAAGATGAATACAGAAAGTAACAACGTAAAGAAATTCGACAACTTAATGATTGATATTGAAACTTTCGGGACTGACTTATGCTCCGTTGTGTTGTCAATAGCAGCTACACCTTTTAATGAAACTGAGATTGGAGAGAAGATTTATTTCCACCACCTACCTATAGAATCTCAACTAAAAATGGGAAGAACTATATCTCAGGAAACTTGGAACTGGTGGTCTGAACAAACGATAAACCCTGTAGCAAAACCAACTAACGGAACAGATTTAGATGCTTATATGATTCTTCTTTCCAACTTTATTTCAGATTTAGAGGATGGGCAAGATGAACTAAGAATATGGTCTAACCCTCCACAGTTCGATATTAAGATTCTAGAAGATATGTATAAGCAAGTTGGTCGTCCTATTCCGTGGAGCCATAGACAAATTTGTGATGTTAGAACCGTGAAGAAATTATTAGGGAAAGATAGATACGCTGAGTTTATGAACAAAGAGGCACATAATCCAGTATCTGACAATGAGTTCCAAATAAAAATAGTTCAGAAGTTTATCGGGATGACCAAATAAAATGATTAACTTTGCAGGGGTTTACTAAATAGGTGAGCCTCTGCAGTTAAACTTAATAATATGTGGAAATAAAAATATGGAATCGGGAATTGTCAGGCAGAGGTTCTATAGATGAAAGTACAGCTAAGACCCTAATGAGCTTAAAAATAAACAATATAAAGAAAGAGATATATCACAAAGGAGAAATGGAGATAAATACAAACCTATCCGTATCAGTATATTCAATAGCAGCAGCGATACGATACAACTGGATAAACGAGAAATTCAATAACGGAGGACTACATACAAAATCAATAAGGTTAAATGTAGGAGCAGACGACAGAGATGAACTAACAGCATTCTTTAAATCTCGTGAAGTTGCTGCTGAAAAATACTTAGAGGATGATGATTCAGGAGTTATAATTTACAAGGATAATAAAGGGATGGCTTCTTATAATATTTACGAGGAGTCTTCAGATGTTATAATTGCAGGTGATGAAGAATTTGTAAAGAAAGTAGCGGATGAGTTAGAAGAGAACTTTGGTAAATCTAGGGTAAATGCTAAGTGGTACTATAACAAGAACGAGTATGTGACGATTCCTGTAAACACTAACAATATACCTACAACAGATTCTTACCCATTTTTGAGAGGAGAGAAACTTGAGGATTACTTTGATAGATTTATGAGCTCAGATGCAAATGTTCTATTATTATATGGTAAGCCGGGATTAGGGAAGAGTTCGTTTATCAAAGCTTTACTGAATCATACAAAAGGTACACCGGTAGTCTCTTACAATTACGAGCTGCTTTATGATGATTCTTTATTCGCTCAGTTTATGGAGGACTCTAAATCACGCTTCTTTATTTTGGAGGATGCTGATACGTTACTTAAAGATAGAGCTAAGAATGATAACCACGTGATGCAGAAATTCTTAAACCTAGGAGATGGAATACTATCGAATAAGAAGAAGAAAATAATCATCACAACTAACTTAGAAAATCTCAACTCAATAGACCCAGCATTAACTAGACCTGGTAGATGTTTTGATGCTTTAGAGTTTACGCCACTTACAAAAGAACAAGCATTAAAACTAAACCCATCATTACAGTTAGAACAGGGGGAATATACATTAGCTGAGATCTATAATGATAAGAAGACTGAGGTGACAGGAGATTCAAAGAAAGTTGGGTTTAGATAATTAGGCTATGAATTTAGAAGAGATAAGAAAAGAGTGGCTTGAGTTAAATAGTAAAGTGATTCAAGCCTGTAGAATGAGGAAGAATGGAACTTTGACTTGGGATGAATACTTAGCTGCTGGAGGGAAAAGAATAGAGGAGTTAAGAAAGATGTGGAATAGTTTAAGTCCTGAAGTGATAATTTATAAAACTTAAGTAGTATAGAAAGTAGAGCATTAATATTCCAAGAGTATATGAGAAAACCTAAATCAGCATACCTAAGGGAAGTTACTAAAGAAGATATGGATGAGTTTAATGAGTTGGGAGTGATATATACCGATGAAACCAAAACTCATACAGTCTCAATTAGTGATGCAGATTTGGAAAGTGGCAGCCCTAAGATCGGGGACATGATAGCAGTGAATAAATATAATCCAAAAGACCAGTGGCTAGTTAATCAAAAATATTTCTATGAGCATTTTATTGATGAGCCTGTTAGAATGGTTGAAAGTAGTGATTTGGTAATTGTATTTAAATAGGGCAATAGTGTAATTACCAGAAAATCCCGTAAATTTGATTATCAGTGAATTAGAGAATAAGAAAATAATAAACTTAATAAAAAAAAATAATTATGTTAGAGAATAGTAAATTAACAACAGAAACTGAGCTAGTCCAAATTCAAAATCACAAAGATCTAGGATTAGTTGTAAGTAGTAGGGTAATAGCTGAAGGTTTAGGTAAGAGGCATGCAGATGTTTTAGAGTCTATAGATAAGATTTTAGAAAACGGAAATGTTCGTTCTCTCTGTATTCCAACCACTTACAAGGTTGATGGTCAGAAAAGAGAATATAAGGAGTACCTTTTAACCAAGGACGGGTTTACTTTATACATGTTCAATATCCAAGGGTACAACGATTTCAAATTAGCTTACATTAATAAGTTCAACAAAATGGAGAGAGCTTTACAATTCAATACTCCACAAACATTCGCTGAAGCCTTAAAGTTAGCCTATGAACAACAGTTAGTCATTGAAGAGCAAAAACAAAAACTAATAGAAGCAGAGCCTAAAGTTTTGAATTATAAAGGACTTGGGAGAAACAAACTATTCCAATACTTGAGAGATAAAGATATCCTAATGTCAGGCAACACTCCCTACCAAAAATATGTAGATGCAGGTTATTTCAGACTTATAGAAACCACTTGGAATACGCCTAATAACGATAGCATGATTTACTTGAAAACAGTTGTCTACCAAAAGGGACTTGAATTTCTCTCTAAAGTTATTGAAAAGGATGGATACATTAAAAATAACGACTAACATGACAAAGAAAGAAAAGAGAAGAGATGAGTTTGCTAAGTCTTTAAGGAGAGCTGTAATCATGATGGAGTATTACCACTACTATTCAGCTAGGGAGACTAATACAGAACTTTTAAGAGGCGAGACTTGTACACCACAGGAAGCAGAAGGGTTAGCCAAACTTGCCCAACTATTAATTAAGGATAGAGAAGTTTTACCCTCAGAATTTATTAGAGAACCAGACGATTTAGCGAATAAAGTTCTAGAGTATGATGGCAAGATGGTTAAAATGAGACATAGACTAGAAGTGAACAACATAAATGAAGAAGTCTTAACTCAGCTATGTAAGGATGTAGAAGAGGAGAGAGATGAGGAAGTAATACCAGGAATGAGAATGTACGCTCAGGCAATCGGTTATTTCCTTAAAGTACACTTAGACTACCTCATCGACAAAGCGTTCACAAAAGGACAGATGAATGCGTGTTATCTATACTACACCTCTAAGCCACCCTTCATACCTAAAAACTTGTATATGGTTAGCAGAAGGTTGGTGAGAGATTTGTTAAACTATTATAATGAGCTATGCAACAGTGGGAAGACTTTAATGAAAACGACATAAATTGGCCTATAAAGAAAGGTGAGAAAGTTTACCATTATTTATTTGGCTGGAGAGAAGTAACTGATTATTATATATGCAACGTTAGATGGTGGGTAACTGAGATTGGTGTAACATTTGAGGGTCGAAACACGCCTAGATGGTTCAACCCTATTGGTACTACACTTAATGGGGGAGGTAATTGGAGAGAAGATATTAAGATAGAGCTTTCCAAAACAGAGTATACCAAACTAGAAGACCTACTATCATTGAGTAAGGAGGAGTATTTCAAAAAGATGAACTCATTGCTAAACGAAGAAGGTAGAGAGAAGGAAGCTAGGAATGAGGAGTTATTTAAAGTCATACCATAATAAGAATAACAGAGGGTTTATCATAAAATTGTGAAAAACCTAACAACTGTAAACTTATTAACGCTTGTGTAACTAATAATAAACCAGGCGATTAACATTTTTGTGGGAACTATAAACAATTAAAACAATGAGAGCAGTAAAAGTAAAAATAAGAGTGAAGGATGGATATATATTTGGCACTACTCCTTCGACACACGAATTTCTAGGATCTATTATATTTACTAACGATGGAGAATTAATAGTAGATACAGGTCAGATTCCAGGAGAGTATATTTTATTTTATGACTACCACTTTGGATACGTAAGCGATGATAAGGCTGGTGGGGAAATAAAAGAGATAAAGAGAGATGAGTTTGACTATGATAAGGCGTACCACTTAGTTCTAGATGACGAAGGAATACCTATGATGATGAACGGAAAGATTGTCTTAATGGAGAACTATGATGGTCTAGAAGCTGAGTTAAACAATTTAGAATCAACTAGTTAGACTTTTCCGACCGGCTAGAAATTAAGTGAAAATCCTAATTAGTGTAAGAAGAACTTTTTGACATGGAAAAACTCAACAACATATTTAGAAACGGGGAACTGAACGAATATACTTTAGTTAACACTCCAGCAGACATAATAAACAAACTCCTCTCTATTGGGGCAATTTCTCCAACGCACGATTACATAAAGAGAGGATATTTTGAGAAAGGGGAAGATGGCAAGTACAAACTAACAGAAAAAGCAAAAACCGAATTATTATGAGTATAGAAATTCAACAGGAACTAGACTATATAAGAAGTAGTCAGTTCAAATTAGGAGAATACATTTATATGGGAATGGGCTATGTTGGATATCATGAGGTTTGTTTATCGGTGGGGTACAAAATAGACTATGCGATTAAGAAAGCTAAACAATTTGAAGAGGTAGATCCTAATGTAAAGCTAACCCACATAAATAAAGTAAAGGTAGGAAATCTGGTAAAAGAAAAGAGATTTGAGATAACAGAATAAATTACAACAAATAAACTAAATTATGGAAGTACTAACATTAAAAGGACAAAGTAGCGAACTAAGAATGTCCAGCAGAGAGATAGCAGAGTTGACTGGAAAGCTACATAAACACATGTTAAGGGATATTAGAACTATGGAACCTGCATGGGAAAAAGTTACTGGGTCCAAATTTGGGCTCAGTGAATATGAGGATCCAACTGGTAGAAAACTTCCTGAGTATCAACTAAATAAAGATGAGACTCTCTACGTAGCGACTAAGTACAATGACGAAACGAGAGCTAAGCTTATTATGAGATGGAAGTAACTTGAGGTAGAGAATATGGAACTTAAATCTAAACTTAACTCCAAGACTTATACTATCCCTGAAGATTATGCTGAAGCTCTACTTAGAATTGTTGATCATGTAAGAACTGAGAAAGAGCTAACAAGCAAGATTAAGGAAGATGCACCTAAGGTAGAGTATTATACTAAGGTGATGGCTTCAACAGATACAGTTACTGCAACAACTATCGCTAAAGACTATGGAATGACAGCCGCTAAATTTAATGCTTTACTACATAATCTAGGAGTGCAATTTAAACAAGACGGACAATGGGTTCTCTATCAAAAATACCAAAACAAAGGATACACCAAATCTGAGACTATTCCAATTCAAAGATTTCCAGGAGTTCTAGGTTCAGCTACTTCAACTAAATGGACACAGGTAGGTAGAGAATTCTTATACCACTTTCTAAAGGATAACAATATAATTCCAGAAAGTGAGAAGAAAGGTAAGAAGACTATTAAGAGGAAGAAATAACAGAATAAATACAGAATATATAACTTTTAAATTTTAGACATCATGAATTTTGATTTTAACAGCTTTTTAGAGCAACTAGAAAAAGACACAACACCAAAAGAAAGAAAACAAACAGGAAGTTATAACGACATTCCAAAAGCAGAGAAATTAACAAAAGTATACATGAGCACTCCAGATTCATTCGGTACAATCTATGGAGTTCCTATGGTTACAGATAGTGGTTCACCTGCAGTTTCAGTATCTGGAGTAAAAGAGGTGAAACTAACACTTAATGAAGATGACAAATTCGCAAGATGGGTAAGAATCCTCCCTCAGAACTTCTATAAATTTGAACCAGGAAGCAAGGAAGAAGCTTTATATGGAGAAGTGGTATCTTTGCATGACAGGCTAGTTAAAGAGGAAGTATCTTGGAAATTAGTGAGAAACAGAAATTACTTCTTGACTTACCTATACGTGCTTAAACATAAAAACCTAGCGGGGGAGATCCCTAATGAAAGCTGCCCTTGTTTATTTATATTTGATCACAATAGAGCAGCTCAAGCATTCCAAGCAGAGATTAAAGCGAAGAGTGAATTAGCGGGTGGTGGATTTAACTGGACACAAAAGTTCTTCACTAACGAAACTAACGATAGAAAAGGGCTTATGATCATTAACTACTACAAAGACAAAGGAGTGTGGACTAGTACTGTTAACTTAGCTTCAATTACAGAGGATCACTACGGATTAACAAATGGTCAACCTTCAGTTAATATTCCAGAAGCTTCAGCTAAAGTATTCCATGATCCAGTAAATGATTTGTTAGGAGTATCTAAAGCGGATGATAGATTTGACTACGACTTCTATGTTAAGGTTAAAGCTAAAATGCAAGAGATGTTAGGTAATGCTGCAAACTTAGTAGAACCTTCCCAGCAAACTTTTAGTGCACCTCAGCAAGTAACTACAACACCAACACCAGCAGTAAATAACGAAGATGCCCCTTTCTAATAACATGACCAGATATAAGTATGCTTTCATTGACGCACAGCTATACTTAACTAGAAACTGGATGATGTTAAAGGATAAACCCGGGTATCACGATCAGAAATTATTAAAGTCGTTCATACAAAGTATTATTAAGCTTGTTCGAGAGGAGGTAACTGCAGATAATGTGGTCCTCCTTTGGGATAAGTCTCCATACTATAAAACAAGAAACCTAAGTGATTACAAGGGTGACAGGGATTATAGAGGAGAGGAGAGTATTACTGATGATATGACAGAGGAGGAAAAAGCTGAACTAAAAAAGAAGACAGAGCAATTCCAAAGTAGACAGCGAGTTAAGTATAAATTAGTATCAGACTCTGCTAAACTTGGATTCCCTTCTATTATACTTTCAGGCTTTGAGGCAGACGACTTTGCTTATATAGTTTCTAGGAGTAAGCTGGTTAATGAAAGTGAGGAAAAGTCAGTACTCGTTTCAAAAGACTCAGATTGGGTAGCTTGTGTAACTCCAAAGGTTGACTTCTACAGGATTACAAAAACTAGGGAATTATACGTTTATGAAGATGCTCTAGATAAGTACGAAGGAATGGATCTTTACGAGTATAACAGTATCTATCAATCTCTATATGGATCCCACAATTACCTTAAGAATAACAGAAACCCTGAGATAATCTTGGATGGTATTTTGCATGTTAAGGATTTGATGGGAGAGGATAACTACAGCTTTACTAAGGATAAGGAATTGTTTTTACTACAGCTAGAATCGTTTAGAGTTGAGGATAACCCAGAGTATAATAAAGCAGACTGGCTAGTTAATAATATACCCTTGAAAGCAGAATATCCAGATGAGAATGTGTTTAATCAGTACTGTATAGACAACTTCTTAGACTTGAATTACAGCTATTACAAGGGATATCTTAAAGCGCTTAACAAATGAAATACTTGATAACAGGCGACATCCACATAGATAAATACAATAGATATAACGTCACGGAGAACTCTAGATTTAACCAGTTTAGAGATCTCCCTGACCTTTATGTGAATGTAGCTAAGAAATATGGAATTAAGACTATCTTTTTAGCAGGAGACATCTTAAATAAACCAATCAACCCCCCTCAAGTAAATCTATTAGTGAGGGAATTTTTTGATAAGTTGTGTGATTACTTTGACAGGATCTACATAACTATTGGGAACCATGACGCTAACTCACCTGTACCAACCCCAGACGTAACTGACCTGACACTTTATTTCGATTATAGAGGTAAGGTTAAGTATGTGCATCAAGGTTATGTAGAGGATGAGGGACATGTTACTTACTTACAGGATTACATAAGAGGAGAAGAAATTCCAACACCAGAGAAGAAAGTAGATTTAATGATAGGTCACGTAACTCTGGGGAATGAACAGTTTAAGGGTCAAAGTCTAGATATCACAAAGTTTCACATAGGGATTTTTGGGGATATACATAAGATAGTCCAAGTTAATAATTGCCACTCTATAGGTCCTCCAGTTCAAGTTAAGGTGGATGAAGAGGATTATGGACAAGTAGTAGTTTATGACACCGAGACTAGAGAGTTCTTCCGCGAACCTTTAGATCCCTCTGGTAAAATCCTATCTAAAATGGTATATACATCAGACAGGGAGAAAGTTGGACCAGATATAGAAACAAACACTTACTACGTCTATAAACCCTCAGGAGCCAAATCACATAACCATAAAGTAGACACTTCAGACTGGAATAGAATAGAGGAGCTTATAGATAGGGTAATGGAGTCTCAGAATTTAAAGGGGCTTCACGATATGCTTAAGGAGAAGGTTATTTACAATCCGATTAACTTCGATTTTGAACTTAAGAATATCTCCATTAAAAACTACCGAAGCATTAAAGAACTAGATTATGAATTTTCACTTAAGACACTTGTACTGGGAGAGAATGGTTCAGGTAAGAGTTCGTTTTTAGATGCACTCGTTATAGGTTTACAGGGAGATAGAAGTTTAAAGGATTCAGTTAAGATTGGGGAAGATGAATGTAGAATAGAGCTTAACTTGAATTACGAAGGGATTAACTATAAGATTGTAAGGAATTCCCATGCTACAGACGAGTTACACGTAGATGGAGTTAAACAAGATTACGCTAAGGCTATTGAAGTTCAGCCAGATATTGTTAACCGACTTCCCTTTATTGAATATTTGGACAGCATGGTGATAGATTCTAAGGTTGTTTCTCTGCTTGGTAAGATGAACTCAGTAAGAAGAATTGACCTATTATCTAAACACTATAAACTGGACGTTCTAGATAAATTTAAAGATGCTTGTGATGCCCTAAAAGATTCTATCCACTATACCCATAAAGAATTAGAAGAGGAGGTAGCGAGAATAGAGTCTAACCTTGAAATAAGAAAGAGAGATTTAGGGGAATACGGTGAAGTTAAATTGCTTACAGAAGATGAGATACTTGACCTTAACAACCAAATAACCTCTCTTAAAAATAAAATAAGTTCGTACAATGCATTCCTAAAGTTCCAGAGTGATAAGAGAGTATTAGAGTCACAGATAGAGAATGATAGGAACTCCCTGAATCAGCTTAAGTCTCAAATAAAAGAACCGGCTGTAAATAATATCGAGGAGTTAAAAGAGAAGCTTAGAGGTTTTTCAGAAGTAGAGAGTAAAGTTAATGAGGCAAAGACACTTGGAATGATGAAAGCTAAGGAACTAGAAGGAGTGAAATCCAGAAGAGAATCCTTAGAAAACCAAACAATACCTAAATGCTCAAGTTGTAATCAGGATATAGGGCGAGAACTTCATCTTAAAAATATAGAGGAGTTAAAGAATCAAGAAGCTAAACTAAATGAGGAATTAACTAGTCTGAGAGGTGAATATAAACTGCATAATGATAGACTTAAAGAACTAGGGGATAAGGAAGCGATACAGGAGGAGATAACCAAGATTTCCACAGAGCTTTCAGTTTATCAATCTTTAAAGTCACAATTAGAAAGCACAGAGATACGCCTAAAATCTAATGAAAATAAACTTACAGAGCTTTTACTATCTAATACTGAGAATGTGGTTGAAATCGATGTAAATGACGCTACAAACCAGATATTAACTCTACAAGGAAAACTAAAAGAGAATGATAGATTAAAATTACTAAGGTCAGAGGTTATTCAGTTAGAGGAGAGCTTAGTACTTAAATCAAATGAACTTGCTAAACTATCTAAGGACTTAACGGTTTATGAGAAGTATAGTAAGCTGATGGATAAAGATGGATTGATTTACACTGAGATTTTAAATAGACTTACTGAGAATTTTACTAATGAGATGTTTGAATTTAAGACTACCTCAACAAGAAAGAATGGAAGAGAGTTTTCAGATCTATCAGTTAAGTTTAATGTTAATTCTCACTTTATAGATTACGAGAACTTATCATCCGGACAAAAGACTCTATGTGACATTTATTTCTTATATCGTTCTATTTTAGGTTCTGGACTTTTAATCTTCGATGAGTTCTTAAAATATCTAGACAAGGATAACTTAGATGTAGCTGTAAATATGCTTACTCAAATGAATGTAGGGGTTATGCTTATTGCTACTCATACAGATAACTTTACAATGGATTCAGGTAAGATTTTATTTGAGTTGACATCTGAGGGAAGTAAAGTTAGGTATCTGAATTAATTTTCGTATATTTGCAGTACGCTCCACAAGTTTAGGGAAGGTTAATGATAAAGTTGTCAAAAACTCTATTTTATTAGGATATCGGCTGAAATCTTAGCCCACCTCAAAAGTGAGGAAGGGTCTTAACTCAGGGAAAATTACCCTCAATGAAATTAATGAATTAAATAGTATATTAAAATGACTTATAAGAAATTAAAAGAAGAAATTAGTGAGCTTAGGAATGAACTTAAAGGAAGAAGCTTAAAGGAGTGGAATCTAAAGATAGCCCTTAAAGTTTCAGCTATGGTTTCAGAATACGCAGATATAATGGACAAAACCACGGAAGAAGCTTGGGAAGAGTTGTTTAAGGATTTAGTCGTACTAAACGAAAATAAGCCCATCAATAAAGTAATTCAATCTGAGTTAAATGTAGAAGTATTAATTAGATTAAACTTACTATACCCAGCTTATGTATATTTAACCGAAACTTTAGAATTAATATAAGATTATGAAGAACATTGAGTTATTTAAACATGATAATTTTGGGGAGGTTAGGATCTTTATTAATGAAACTGGCGATCCCTGGTTTATAGGAGTAGATGTAGCAAAGGCATTAGGATATTCAAGACCTGGAGAAGCTCTTGTAAGACACTGTAAATCAGGCGGTACGTTGAAACAGCGTATCGTAAATTCCAATGGAGTAGGTAGTAACGAGTTCACATTAATTAACGAATCTAACTTCTATAGGTTAGTGCTGAGATCTAAGTTGGACAAGGCTGAGGAGTTTCAAGATTGGGTAGTAGAGGAAGTATTACCATCAATTAGAAAAACAGGAAGCTACTCCAATATTAATAAAGGTTTGATGACTTTGCCTCAAAATTATGAAGAAGCTTTAGAGCATTTGCTGGCAAGTGTTAAGAAAAATAAAGAACTAACTGTAGAGGTATCAAATCTAAAAGCAGTGAATTGCGAATTGGAGCCTAAGGCAGAGTTTTACGATACAGTAATAACATCTAAGTCCAAAATTGACATAAACGAAGCCGCAAAGTTAATAAATAAACCAGGTTACGGAAGAAATAATCTATTTAAGTTTCTGAAAAGGGAAGGTATATTAATGGACAATAACTTACCTTATCAAAAGTACATGAGTTTAGATTATTTTGAGGTTGTTGAGGTTATGAAGGAAAGACCTGGCTTCAGCCCTATGGTATTTTCAAAGACATTAGTAACTCAGAAAGGATTAGATTTCATAATTAAGAAGTTGAATGAAAAATAACTCTTTGTAAATTTAGAATAGTTAGGCTCTACTCAAAAATGAGCATAACCTCGATCTACAGGAGTTTACCAAAAATTTGGCGAAAACCTAACCAACATAATTAAAGAATAAAATAAATCATGCCAAAAGAAATTAAATTTAATGATACAGCAAGGAAGGAGCTCTTAACAGGGGTAAACCTTCTAGCTGATGCAGTAAAAGTTACACTAGGTCCAAGGGGTCGAAATGTAATGATAGAAAAACCAATGAACAGACCTCACATAACTAAAGATGGGGTTTCTGTGGCTAAATCAATAGAGCTTCCAAATAGAGTACAAAATATGGGGGCTCAACTATTAAGACAAGTAGCATCAAGAAGTAATGACCTAGCGGGGGACGGAACAACTACAGCTACAGTTCTTGCTCAATCTATGGTAAACGCTGGACTAAAATATGTAGACTCTGGTGTTGCTTCTGTGGATATTAAGAGAGGTATCGACTTAGCTGTAAACAAGGCGATTGAACTCTTAAATGAAAATACAGTAGAGATCGATTCAACTAACTTAGAGAAGCTCAACCAAATCGCCTCTATCTCAGCTAATAATGATAAAGAGATTGGAGGGTTGATTTCACAGGCGTTCTCTAAGGTGGGCAAAGATGGAATTGTAACTGTAGAAGATCAAACAAGAGGTATCGAAACTACTGTAGAGGTGGTAGAAGGTATGCAGTTTGACAGAGGTTACATTTCTCCTTACTTTATGACAGACCTCGAGAAGAAGACAGCTACTTTAGAGAATCCTTATATTTTACTAGCAGATATGAGACTGGTGAACTTTAAGGATTTGATAGGAATAATAGAACCAATAGCTAGAAACTCTGAGTCACTCCTAATTATAGCTCAAGATGTGGAGGGTGAACTTTTAAATACACTTATCACTAACAGAATCAAGGGCGCAATTAAAGTGGCTTGTGTTAAGGCTCCAGGTATAGGTTCTAGGGTGACAGATTATTTAGAGGACATCGCTTTACTTACAGGAGCTACTATGTTATCTAATGAAAAAGGGTTGTCGGTAAGTAAAATGGAGCCTTCTTTCTTAGGTAGAGCTTCAAAAGTAATTATAACTGAGAGAGCAACCACAATTTCAGGAGGAGCAGGGGACAAAGATAAAATTAAAGAAAGGGTAGAACAGTTAAAGTCTCAAGAAAGTTCTGCTAATAAAGACTATGATAAAGAAGTGCTAAGAGAAAGAGCTGCTAAACTTCAAGGAGGAGTAGGAGTTATTTTTGTTGGGGCACCTTCAGAAGTAGAATTAAAAGAGAAGAGAGATAGAATAGAAGATGCTTTACATGCTACACGGGCTGCTTTAGAGGAAGGTATCGTGCCTGGTGGTGGTACTTCTTTAGTTAAAATATCTTCCCAATTAGGGGGCTTAAAGACTACATCAGAAGGGGAGAAGTTAGGAGTAGTAATCGTACAAAACGCAATCCTAGCTCCATTAAAACAGATTGTAAATAATGCTGGAGGACAATCTGAAGTAGTATTAAACAAAGTAATTAAAAACAAATCCTTCTCTTATGGTTACGATGCTAAAGGAGATACTTATGGAGACTTATACGAAATTGGAGTAGTAGACCCTAAGAAAGTAACAAGAATAGCTTTAGAGTCTGCTGCAAGTATAGCTTCAATGATACTAACTACAGAGGCTACAGTAACTGACACAGGAGATATAACAGAGAATATAAACCATTTAATTTAATAAGCACATGCAAATCGTTAACGTAGGGACAGCACCAGTAAACTTATTTATTGCTTCCCGTTATTTTACAATTCAACCTGGAGGGGAATCAATTAACTCACTCCTTTCAGATAGAGACATTATGGCAATTGTAGAGAACTTTTCGCCAGATCAGATCAAATTCAAAGTTACAGCCCCAGCGACAGAGAGAAATCAATTAGCTGACTGCCAAGTAAATCCGAGTTACATCTATGACCCAGAAACAACAGAGGTTACAAAAGAAGAAACAAGACAAGTATAATTTTAACACACAAACCATATGGAAATTTCAGTTAAAAACACAGGTACAGGGATTATAGCATTCCAACATTTAGGTACCGTTATCAGTTTAGGACCAGGTGAATCATTTAAATCAAACTTAGACTTCACCGTTCCAGAAAAACAAGTTATCGCAATCCAGCCTGAACTAGTTTACTCTAATAGCGAGGAGCAACCAGTTAAGGAAGAGGTAAAGACTAAACCAGAACCAAAGAAAGCTCAGCCAGAAGTAGCCCCAGAAGAAGAGGGTGATGATTTACCGGAAGAGGAGGAAGTTGTAGAAATAGAAGAGGAAGAACAAGCTCCTGAAGAAGAATCAAAGGAAGAGCCTAAATCTAAGAAGAAAGGTAACAAGAAGTAAAAATTATAACTAAGATGTCTAGAGTAGTAAAATTAAGTTTCGATGAACTCCTGCCTCCTGATGAAAGATACGATTGTAAACAGAATGAGGAGTGGTATATAATTCAGTGCCCAAAGTGTAAGGAGGAGTTGAACTATGAAAAGACAAAGCTATACCTCTCTAAGTCTCTGGATTTTGGATACTGTCATAGATGTAACCGAGTCTTCCTTGATAACACATTTAATATTAACGCGGAAAACCTAAGGGCTGATTCGATACTAGATTATTTGAAAGCGGTAAGGTGTACTGATTATTTAGATGAGTTTAAGAGGTTGGGGGATTTAGAAAAAGGCTCAGAGAAAATAGATGAGAAGGGATTAGCGTACTTTAGACATCGAGGTAATAATAGACTCATTAGGGAATATAGAAACTTTGATTTACGCTTTAGTGATGACGGGATCTATATTCCTTATTATTTTGATGGGGAGATTAAGTACTACATTAAGCGACTTTACAAACCAATAGGAGATATGAAGTATTTTCTACCGCCTATTAAATCTAAACCTTATTACCTTATTGACAGGGGTAGTGATGTTTATGTAATTTGTGAAGGTCCTTTTGATGCTATGTCTATCGCTATGGTCTACCCTGATGTAAATGTACTAGCAATCTCAGGCTCAACAATGACAACTGCTCAGATTAATTCTCTAGATGACAGACTTCCTGATAAGATAATAGTTTGGCTGGATAATACTGAACTATCAACAAATCTAAGGGATAAACTAAAGAAGAAGATCATATACGCAGATTATAACATAGTGAAATCAAACGGGGACGACCCTGAAGAAATGCTGATACAAAAATTACAATAACAAACAAAAATTTAAAGATGAATTACAGTTTATTAGTAAGATTAACCCAGAAGCTAAGAGAATTAAAAGAGGTTGATTCAATAAAAGTAACAGATGACCCAAAAGAAGTTGAGCTATCGGAAATGGTAGTAGAGGTTATCACAAAAGAAGAACTTGCAGACTTTGACACTCTCTTTGGCTCTGAACCTGAAATGGAACTAGGAGGATCTCTATTTTTTATGAGACTAGCAGTTTACCAAGATAGACCTTACATATTTAATAAAGTAGTTGTAAGCGAGAATGATATAAGGTATACCGCAGGAGATTTATTCCACTTAGAAGGTCCTAGCACAGGTTATGTTGAAAGATTAAAAGAAGATCCGAATACCTTGATTATACCCGACCATGAATAAGAGTGAGTTTTTAGCTAAGGAGTTTGCAGAGTGGCTTGAGAGTAAAGGATACGAGATAACCAACGCTCAATTCCCAGCTGTAGCATATGATGACAACTTGGGTAAAATGGTTGGAGTATATGTCACAGAGAGTATTCAGATCAACAAGGAAGATAAGGAAACTATAAGAACGAAATTCGCAGATCTAACTTATCATAATGTGGAGATACAGAACTTCTTAGAGAAAACCAGAGTGGAAAATAGAACACCTAAATTGATGGAAGAATGGAGCAAAGAGAAAGGTATACACTTAGACTAGAGAATCACAAACTAAGGGTACAGTATGAAGGAGATTGGGAGATTGACGGGATTAGACAGAACTTTGAGACTACTTATCCCGAATTTAATACTGCTTCTTTATACACTAAGACTGCTCCAAAATACATCTATAAGGTTTACAAGTTCTACAATACTCACGATAAAGACATGAAGGAGTTAGAGTTTAATGAAGGGTGGGCTTTCTATTTCGCTACTAAACTTAAAGATCAAATAGAGAATATAAATGAATTAGAAAAGCTTAAGAATGAATAGAGAGGAATTAATAAATAGGCTTAGATCTCAAAAAAGGATTACAGAGGGCTTAGATCGTTATATTTTAGATAGAGAATGTTTCGATGCCTTTAATTTACCAGACTATAGATTTATATGCGTGGTTTTCGAACTAGATGAAGGTGATGAGTTATACTTTCTAGACAGTAAGACAAATCAGTGTATATCTGTAGTAGGTGACGAAGAAGTTTTAAAGGTCAAAGGCATAATAAATAACGATAAAAGAGTAAAATATATAAACTATGAAGGATACTAGATATGTAATAATAGTCTGCTTAGATGGACAGGTTTTCTTCAAGGATGGTTCTAATTATTACAAGTTCATATATTCGGACTACCATACAGAAGGACTAAAAATTGAAGGAATAGAGCCTAACATAACTATAGACTTTGACGGGAAGAAGATTACTGAAATTAGGGACATAAACTCTCGTAAATATATTGGTAAATCTCCTGTTAGAATGGTTGTCTTAGATAGATCACTTCCATTAAAGCAGTACGATGAATTATTACAAGAACATGAAGATAAATTTAAAAAGATAGAGGATAAAGACTTAAAGTGGGATATTATTGAATTCATTGATAAGCACCGCACTCTATTTAACTACAACGACAACTTAATATATTGAGAACTATGCGATTGAAGTTACCTGAATTTGAAAACTTACTAGACAACCAGAACGAATTACTACAAAACCTACTTAGATACAGGATAGGTCTATGTCAGGTTTATACAGGATACGGCAAGAGTGAGATAATGGCTACCCTTGCTGCTTATCTTAATGAAAATAAAATACCTACCTTATTCATCACATCTTCAAGTAAGGCTTTGGAGGAACTTAAGGATAGGGCTTGTAGTAAATTTAAGTTAGAGGATCCAGGTTACTTTAATCCAAACTTGTATGTGAATTTTATAAACGCTAAGGGATTTTGGCGGAGCGAACAATCTAGAAATGAGGATAACATAGATTGGCTAAAGAAAGTAAAGGTTATTCTATTTGATGAGGTAGAGCAGAGTCTTAATGATATGATGTGCTTCCATTTAGATACAACCTTGCTGGGAAGAGAGTTTATGTATGGATTCTCAGCTACTTCTAACAAATCCGGAACAGAGAGACTAACACCTAACTCAAACGAATACTACAACATCAAAAATCAGAACTTGGTAAAATACTTTGGTTATGCTACAGTGCATTTAACTCCTAGCCATAAGACCATGAACATAGAGAGATACCAGTCTGATTTAGAAATAGTTATAGAGGAAACCGGTAAGAACTCTGTGATAAACCTCAATTATGTAAAAGATAATCTCTATGACAACCCTGAATTTATTAGAGAGTTCAACAAGTTCATGGTTAAATATCGGAAGGGAACTACATTTATACCTATCAACCGAACACAAGTCATAGAAAACCTCACACCAAAATTAGACAAATCTTTAAATATACTTATACTCTCTTCTTCAGGCTATACTTACAATGGAGAAAAGTTAAGTATGAATGAGGCGAAAGATTTAGTTAGAGATGATAAAGTGGATATATTCTTTGGGACACGCTCTGGATACAACTCTATTGACTTCCCTAACATCAAGAGTATATTTTTAATGCTGGAAGAGAAGGCTCCCAATCATATACTACAGGCTATTGGGAGAAGTAGGGAAAAAGAGGTTAATATTTACTGTCTAGAGTTTAAGAGAGAGGTTCCTATATATTCGAAAAAGATAAAACACCAGCTACAGATGATAAAGGAATATTATAAGCTCTCTAAAGTTAATGAAATAAAAAGACTGATACTATGAAAGAGAACGAATACATAGAACAGATAAGCAACCTTGAATATAAGAGAAGAGCCGTAACTAAACAACTGGCAGAAATAGACGATGAGATTAGAGCAGTTAGATGTAAGAGAGCTTTATTTGATTTAGTTGAAGGTTATAAGAAAAGAGGGGAAACTAAGGAACAGCATGTAAATATACTTCCTGGTCATCCTGTTTGGTGTGGTATTAATCATCTATTCCCAGAGTTACCGTATGGAGAGGCCGTTTACCTTATAGTGGATGGAGTGAAAATAAAGATTACACAGAATACACTTGATTTATACTTAGGGACAGAATTTGAAGAGGAGAAGATAAAGAACTTGAGACAATTAGAATATTAAAATATAGAATTATGACAGAACTTATTAAAATTACAACAAATGAAAGTGGAAACCAAGTAGTATCCGCTAGAGAACTTCACAAATTTTTAGAAGTAGAAACTAGATTTAATGATTGGATATCTAGGATGATGAATTACGGATTCGTGGAAAACGTTGATTATCAAGTTTTACTCAAAAATGAGTATAACCTATCTGGGGGCAGACCTAGTACAGATTACGCACTAACTCTAGATACTGCCAAGGAAATTTCAATGATTCAAAGATCTGAGAAAGGCAAACTAGCTAGACAGTACTTCATTGAGTGTGAAAAGAGATTAAGGGAAATAGTAGTATCTAATCAACAACCTGTACTACCTCTTAAGAACCAACTTCAATTAAATATTTTAAATTCAGCTGGAGACGAGAATCAAGTATTACACGCTCTACTAGAATATGAGAAGCAATACGTGAAGCCTTTAGAGTTAGAGAATGAAGCAATGAAACCTAAAGCTGAGTTCTATGATATTGTAGCAGATAGCACGGATACTTTTACTATGAATGAAGTTGCTAAGAATGTAAATATAAAAGGGCTCGGTCGTAATAAGATGTTCGCTTTTCTAAGATACCATAAAATTCTAATGTTAAATAATGACCCTTACCAAAAATATGTTGATGCAGGGTATTTTAGAAGCATTCAGTCTACTTGGATAGATAAGAGTAATGGTAGACATATATACTTTAAGACTGTAGTATTTCAAAAGGGAATCGAGTTTATAGCGAAAATAGCAGGTAAATACTTTGACCCTAATTTAGATTACTATGATGAGGTTTTGAATAACAGATACTTCGATAAACACAACAAATAATTATGGAGACAGAACGACTTGAACTTAGTGTGTGTTATGCCTTATTTAGCGGATATCTAACACATGAAGCTAAGACAAACATAAATCACTTTTTAGATTACCTTACAAGAAGCGGACTGGGGGATAACACCCTTGAAGTCACTCTTACTAAACTTGTGCGGGATAACGATGCAATTAACTTAAATGAGCACCTCTTAGTGAATAACCTTCCTGAGATGAACCCTAAAGCTATGGATAAGGTTATAGGGAAGATAATGGAATTTAAAGATCTACCTGCATCGGACATCGCACAATATAGAAATACGTTTAGAAAGATATGTGAGAACGAGATAATCCTAAAGTCAAATGAAATAGCAGATACAACAGAGAGGCTAAACTTCATTAGAAACACAGACTATAAAGATCAATTCTCACAAACCATTAGGATAGACTCATTTGAAGAAGCAGCAGGGAGAGATGAAGACCCACTAAACAGCTCAGGTATCAAGAGTTCTATAAAGATGATTAATGAGTGTAGCCCGGTTGGAGAGTACCTTAATGCCCAGCTAGTTTGTGTGTCAGGTAAGCCAGGTTGTTTTGCTGAGTTTGTTGAAGTTAAGACTGATAAAGGAAACATAAACTTCAGAGACCTACATAGACGAATTAGAGAAGGAGAGTCATTTAAGGTAGATTCTTTTCATGGGGGAGAGTTTATAATTACTGATGTTAAGGATGTTTTTATTAGCAAGGAAGTGGATGAACTCATTAAACTTACCTTTGAAGACGGCTCTATGATTAAATGTACAAGAGACCACAAATTCCTAACTAAGATGGACGGATGGATGGCAGCAGAAGATTTAACTATGCAGGATTCCATAGAAGATGCACTATCCAAAACATTTATTAGAGTAGTTGAGAAGAGCTTAGAAAAATTAGACTTCACAGTTCCGGTTTATGACTTAGAGGTAGATCATGAGTGTCATAACTTCGCCTTAGCCAATGGAGCAATCGTACATAACTCAGGTAAATCACTATTCGCTATGTCAGAGAGTATTGAAGCTTGTAAGGCAGGTAAGAGAGTAATGTATGTAGCAGCTGGGGACTTAGTAGCATCTGACTTCCTTATTCGTATGTCCGCCCAAGCCTTGCATGTTCCAGTAGGTGATGTATATAATAACCCTAAACACTATATAGATAAGACAACTGGGATTCTAGGTGGTAAATTTAAGTTCACATGCGTCCCTTCCCAAACTTTACAGGCAGAGGAACTTGTTAACTACTTTATGGCTAGAATTGATGACTTTGATATGTTAGTAGTGGATTATGATACGAATATTGCAACTGGAGCCGAGAGCATGTATGATGCAGGGGGAGTTCTATATGATGAATTAACTAAACTATCAAGAGCAGGGGGAGGTAAGCTTGTATTTATCTTATCTCAGCCTAAAATTACTTTCTATGACAATGATTATATTCCACTACAAGGTCTAGCCGAGTCATCAAGAAAGCAACAAATCCTAGACATGCAAATAACTATTGGTAAAGCACCTAAATCAGCATACAATACAGGATATATAGCAGTAGTAAAGAACAGGAGAGGTAAGATGGATAAAGTTCCCTACCAGATCTCCTCTTCACTAAACCACGTAGAAATAAACCCAACTAGGTATGACTCTATTTCAGCTAACCCTATTGAACCTACAGAATGGCAGAAGAGTTACGAGTATATTGTACAGGACTCTCAAAGCTTTAATTTAGGGGAAAAAGACGGGTTCTCAGATAAGGAGGCAGCTAAGGAGGCGTTTGTGAATTTAGTGGCTGAAAAACCTGCTGAAGAAGAACAAAACCTAGATCAATTGCCATTTTAAACATAACTAAACCAAAACACCAAATCACCAAAATATTAAAATGAAGAAAGGATTAACAGTGCTTCTAGAGTTTAAAGATGCCACTATACCTTCCGTTAACAGTATCTATATGCCAAGGAAAGGAGGAGGGAGATATATGGCACCAGCAGCTAAAGATTTCAAAGACAGAATCATAGCTCAGTTAAACTCACAAGATGAAAGCATTATAGAAGAGATGAAAAAGATACCGCTATACCATTTACATATAGAGTACGTTCTTAAGCAGGGTAGTGGTCGGAGAGACTTAGATAATATGAATAAACTAGTACAAGATGCTCTATTTCAGTACTTAGGAGTTAATGATGCAAGAGTAGTGTCGTTAAACATAGAGAAGTATGCTAGGGAAGGCGGAAATATGGAGTTTATTCTTATCAAGCTTACAGAAACAAAAATAGACATTAACAAATACGCAGGAGGATAGACAATGGAGATATTAGATAGATTATATATTAACGCTTACTTTAAAAACACAGACTGCTTAGATTTTGAGGGCAGCTACTATAAACTAAGACTTAATGGTGAGAATTTAGAAGTGAGTACTGATGATGAATACTTACCAGAAAAAGGAGTACTGACTTACAGCGAGAAATTAGATAGTGATGACGGACTTGCTTCTTATCTGGTTTACCCTAATTCACTTTTTGTAAGACTTAGAGATAATACTGTAATGGAAGCGTATGATGGGGAATTTTGGTTTACTATTTACAACTTACCAACTCCGTACCTTAGAGTTAAACATTTTATAAAGGAGAATTGTGAGAGCGTTAATTAAAGAAATATTAGAAAAGGTACCAGAAGATAATAGAGAAAGCTTTGAAGTTAAGCTTGTTTTGGAGTATTCAGATTTAGCAGAGGTTCCAGCAAGGTTAAACGGAAAGAGTAACTATCGATATGTAGTAACCGAAGATAAACTTAAATTAGTACACAGCTTTATGGGGGAAGATGATAGTGTACTTATAAGTTTAGATAATGAAGTTTACAGTCTAGAGAAGATGCCAAGCGGTGAAGTAACTCTAGCTGGATCCCACCCCATCAAAACAATCTAATAATGATGTACCTAGTAGAAAGACATATAATAAAGAATAATAAAGAGTTAGACGAAGTGTGTTTTAAGTCTAAAAATCTCTATAATAAATCTTTATACTTAGTTAGACAACATTATTTTAATACTAAAGGTTATCTAAATTACTATGACGTTAATCGATTAATGATCGATTCTAAAGATGAGGATTACTACGCATTACCTACTAGAGTAGCTAATAGAACTTTAATGCTACTTGATAAAAATTTTAAATCATTTTTTGCTTTACTTAAAAAGAAACAAGGTGGCGATTATAGTAAACATATTAGAATCCCTAAGTATTTAGATAAAGATGGTAAGTATATAGCTGTTTTTCATAAAAGTGCTGTATCTAAAGTTTATCTTAGAAAAGGTATCATTAAACTATCTTCTTTATCTATAGAAATACCTACAAAAGTAACGGAGTCTAACTTAGTTGAAGTAAGGGTTTTACCTAGAAATAATCATCATGTAATCGAAGCAGTTTATAAAGTAGATGAAGCTCAACCTAAAAGTGATAACGGAAGATACGCTTCTATTGACTTAGGGTTAAACAATCTAGCTACTGTTTCATCTAATGTGGTTAAACCTTTTATTATCAATGGTA